AGAAGTACGACGCTGCTGGCGACTACACGCAGGCGCAGGTCGATGCGAGGGTGCTGGAGTTGCTCGGCCCGGATGTCGCGGCTGGCCTGAAGGGTCTGCTTCGCTGACAGCTCTACACCCACAGTGTAGCGTCACGGCGAGCGTTGCGCTCGTTTGCCTGTCGGGTAGAATGACCACCCGAAAGGATCGGCCATGCTGAACTACGACGACCACGTTCGGGCGAAGGCGGCACCTTGGGTGCATGGAGTTGAGATTGCTGCGTTCGGCAGGCTCCAGAACGGCGACACCAAGGTGGCGACTATTCAGTGGGAGACGATTTCCGCCAGCGCCGAGATGAAGCCGCTACTGCTGATCCGAAAAGAACAAGCCCAAGTTCTCATGGATGATTTGTGGAACGCTGGCATCCGCCCGACCGAAGGGGCTGGGTCAGCCGGTGCCATGCGAGCCGCCGAGCATCACATTGCCGACCTGCGTAGAGTGGCGTTCAAGGCTCTTGGGATTGAGTGACGCTACATAGATTGAGTACAGACACCGTACACAACCTCGCCCGTCCTGGCACCGCGCCCTACGGTGCCGCGACGGGGCAGGCGAGGCAGCCCCCAGGCGTAACGCAGCCCGACAACGGCTTGGCGACGAGGGGACGGGGCAGTGGCTTTGATTTGGCAACCACCGATATACCGGCGGTATACGCGGATACGCTCCGATAAAGCGGAAGAAAGACACGCCAGGACTTCTTACAGATGACGATGCCAGACGAACGGACGCGAGCGGTGATCTACGCCAAGTCGTTCCTCCAGAGGCTGGCCTCGCCATACGCTGGCGGCATCAAGGGCATCCGCCGCGACATCCGCGAGGAAGCCCGACGCATCCTTCGCCACTATCCTGCGTGGTTCGACCTGGGGCGGGCCGACGCCTTCGATGCCCAGGCCGCGATGCGGTACGGCGAGGAAGAGACGCAGGCCGATTGGCTCCGCGAAACGACTCCACACACAGTGGCGAAAAGTGTCACAAAGCGACAGGTTCGGGCACGGAAGGTGCCGAAGTAGGCACGTTGCTTGACCGTTGGTTGACGCTACAGCGAAAAGGTAGGGTCATGGGCGACATCTGCGAGCGGTTGCGGTCAGAGGTGGCGTGGGAGCCAGAGGTCGGACAACTCCTGTCCGATGCCGCCGACGAGATTGAACGCCTGCGGACGATGCTTTGCGATCTGCAATCGGCCGAGTCGCAGCGGTTGCAGCCTGAGTGACGCTACTGAGCGAAAGTAAAGACGCTGCCTATCAGCATGGCATGGCGCCGCCCACAGTGGTGGCATGCGGCTCACGGATGAACAGCGGCAGCTTGCCGAGCAGGCGATGGAGGTAGTTCCGAAGGCGATCGTCGCCTTCCGGTGCCGCTATCCCACGCTGCGCAAGCAGGTCGCTAGCATTGACGCAGAAAGCGTGGCGTACCTCGCCGTCTGCCGCGCCGCCGTGACCTATGATCCGGCCCAGTCGAAGATCACGACGTACTTCTCAATGGCGGTGCGCAATGCGCTCCTCAAGGAGATAGACCGCAACCGCCGCGCCCGGTACGACTCGCCCGACAGGGTGCCGCTGGAGCTTGCCGAAGCGCTTGCGGTGGCCCCGAACAGCATGTCGACCAAGCTCCAGACGGCTATCGCCAGACTGCCCGCCAAGTCCCGCAAGCTGATCCACCTCCGGTTCTTCAAGGGGATGAGCATGCGGGAGATTGGCGAGCAGTCCAAGTGCGACCCGCGCACTATACGGCGACGGCTCGCCGCCGCTTTGGAGATGCTGCAAACTCTTTTGCAAAGCGAGCCTTTGCTGCCCTGAGCGCCTGCGAGATGGAGTTGATGTTCCACCGCTTGCCGTTGCTGCGCGTCACGTTGTACATGTGATTGGTGATGCGCTCCAGGCTGGCGCCAGACTGCCGCAGGGCCAGCATCTCGGCTACCTGCGACCTCTCGAGCGGGTCTGGCATGTAGTACGAGTCCTTGCCGGTGCCGATCTTCTTCCAGCCGATGGGGGCGTGCTTGCTGTACGGCTTGCCATCGGCCCGCTTGGCGCGAAGGCTATCGCGGGTGCGCTGCCGGATGAACTCAAGCTCTAGCTCTGCGAACGCAGACAGGATAGTGAACACGCACCTACCGATCGGCGTGCTGGTGTCGAGGCCCAAGTCCAGCGACGAGAACGTCACATCCTTGCGGTGCAGCAGCGCCATCGTCTGGGCTGCGTCCACGACCGAGCGGAATGCACGGTCGAGCTTGGCCCACACGATCTTGTCTCCTGGCTGGACGAGTGCCCACAGCTTGCGGCCCTCGTCCCGCTCGAACATGGGCTTGCTGCCGCTGGTGGCTGAGTCATAGAGCCAGCCGCCGTAGGTGAACCCGGCGGGGAGGATTGCCCGCTGGATGTGCTCTTCGCACGTGGCCCGCTGGTGCGATTCGGTGATGGTCTGACGCCCGGTACTGGCGCGACCGTAGGCATAGACGATAGGCATGGCTTCTCCTTAGGCGGGGTAGAAGTAGTACAGGGCAACGCCGATCACCCACAGGTGCGGCGCGATGTAGTAGGTGGCGGCTGGGTTGCTTGCCGTGTAGCAGGCGAATGCAAACCAGCATGCCCGACAGAACCAGATGAAGGGAGTCGCTTCGGCGCCGAGCATGATGTCGAGGCGCTTCTGAAATGAGTACATGGGTAGGGTTCCTAGATTCCAGGGATGTAGAGATGTGACATGACCCACTCCTTGATGCCGTTGATGGCGTCTCTGGCGCAACACCAACGCATGTAGTCGTTGAAGTATGGGTCGCTGATATTGGCGCCGCATCGCGTGGCAAGGTACTGGCAGTGGGTCAGCCCGTAGTCGTAGTCGATGCCGAAGTGGCGGCGCGACTCGTTGCTGTGCATCGCAACCCAGACCCACAGGCCGGTTCCGTATCCGGGCGTAGGGCTGTCTGCGATGACGATCAGTTGAAGCGACTGCGGGGCCAGGCGTATCTGGTGGATCGGAAGCTCTGGGGCGCTTTGCAATATCAGTCTGGCGGGCATGCTCATGTCGGCCAGTTCCCGGCGCAGCCTGATGGCGAATCGCCTCGCCCGCTTGGCGAACAGCGGATACGCCGGAACCCATGCCTGTTCTACCCACGTGTCATGGGTGAACGGCTGGTAGTCTGGCGGCGGCATCGTCTCTAGAGTCACGTTCTTCATGCTGCCCCTCCTTTCTCCAGCACCACAGTGCGGCACCACTTGGGGATGGCGTTGTGCCAGTGCGAGTCGGGCTTGCCGGTGTAGGCCACGACCACGCGGGCGCGTGGCTTGGCTGCGCACCAGTCCGTCTCGGCGTCGGTCACGAGGATGATGGAGTCCGGCTTCTCGGTACGGTCCACCTCCTCGATCGCCCTCGCCATGTCGGTGCCGCCGCCGCCGTACCACTCGAACCGCTTGGTCGTGGAGACGATGGCGTTGCTCCGCACGTGGGTGTCGGCGCAGTACACCTTGACTCGATGCAGCTTGCGCAGCCCCTGCCCGATGACCGAGAGCGCCTTCGCCTTCGTTTCCCGGAGCATCATGGATGCGCTGGTGTCAACGATGACGACTGCCTTCGGCTGCATGCAGATGCGGCCGTGCAGCAGCGGCTCGTTGTCTCCCGGCGGTTGCTTGCGGGAGAGCCTGCGGTGGGTGAACTCCCGGCCCCCGACCGGCGAGGCCACGCTTGTGCAGACCGCAGAGCGAAGCTGATCGAACGGGTCTGGCTGGGGCCGCAGCTTCTGCTTGAGTGCCTCCTTGATGTTGCCGGGTACAGTGCCGGGCTTGGATGCCTCTATCTCTGCGATCGCTTCTTCGGCTTTCGCGGCGGCCATGTCTTCGCCGTACGCTTCCCAAGACCCGTCGCTCTCCACTTCATAGGGCCGCCGTTGCCCGTCGGCGCACGACCCGCCGGAGCCGGGCGAGCAGGGTGCTTGCGGTGCCTTGCCCTGCCCAGCCGAAGGCGACCCCGCTCCGTTGCCAGACGCATCTTCCTTGCCGTCCGCCTCAGTGCCGTCATCGTCGTTCCCCGAGCCGCCTCCGTCGTCACCTGCTCCCATATCCTGTCCGCCGTTGTTGTCATTGCGATCGCCATCGCCGCTGCCACTCCCGTCGGGCGACTCGCCCGAACCCTGTTGCTGCTCATCGTCTCCATCGCTGCCCTCCGGTTGTTGCTGTTGGTTGGACTTCATCTTCTCGGTGATGAGCCGGTAGTATTCCTGCATCGACTTGTTCTCTGGGAAGTCGAGCTTGATCCCGAGCTTGGGAACCTTTGCGCCAAGACAGACGGCACCCTCTGGTCGCAGGTGCCGCATCATGTGGAGCGTCTGCTCGATCACGAGGTCGGCGGCGATGTTGCAGATGTACCGCTCCGTCTCCGTCATGTCTTCGCCCAGCATCTCGATCGCCCTCTTGTGGTGATCGAAGATGAGGTGGAGCGTCTCGTGCAGGATCACGTAGGAGGCCGTCTCCTTGCCGATCGAAGTGATGTACTCCGGGCACCAGTAGAGATTGCCCGCATCGTCTACCGCAGCGGTGCCGATGCCGGGCGTCTCATGTTCGCGCAGGCTATAGACATAGCTTGCGAGGTAGGGCAGGTACTCGAAGGTGTGTACCCTCGCCTGCCCAAGCAGTTGTCGTGGCGTCATGGGATTCTCCTTGTGTGTGTGGTCAGGACTGAACGAGGCCCATCAGCTTGGCGAGAACATCCTTCGGCGGCGACCAGCCATCGGGCCGCACGCCACCCTTGCCGACGGGGTTCCAGAAGGACTTGAACTGCATGAGGAACGACTCAATCTCCTGCTCGCCGATGGTGATGAACACCTTCGCAGCGTTGAGCCACCGCTCCTTGCTGGTGTTGTCACGCAGGCACCGCACCAGCCCGGTGAGCAGGCAGATGTTGGCGTCTGGTCGCTTCTCGTACTCATACTTCTCGTCGCCAGACAGGAAGGACTCCGGGTTGGCGAGGTCGAGGTTGTGCCAGTACCGCAGGAACTCGCCACCCGCCGCCTCGCCGACGCAGCCCATTGCCAGCGCCCGGTACATCGGGTGCTTGCGCTCGAAGCCGCAGGCTTGCGCAGCGGCGAAGCACTTGACGAGGTACGTCCACGTGCGGGGGTTGGGGAACGACATGGTTTCGTCGTCGGTCGGCAGCTTCTCCCGGCAGTCTGGTGCCGAGCGGAGGAATGCCTCAGCCAGCGAGCCGAACTGCGGGAGCATGTCGACCCAATGCTCCGGCACGACGGGGAACTCGGGCGCTGTCCAGTTGCACCCGGCACGCAGCCCCTCGAACCAGTGTTCGTAGTCCACCACCCAGTCGTGGTGGAAGAACCGCGCCCGCATGGCGGGCGACAGCGGCACTGCGTTGGGGCACAGTTCCGGTGGGTTGCACGAACCCACGACGATCGTGGACTCTGGCATCACCTCGTCGCCCACTCGCCGCTCCGAGATTACGGAGAGCAGTCCGGCTTGAGTGGCGGGCGCCACGTTCGTCACCTCGTCCACGTGAACGAGGGCGTTGCCGTCCCGCGTCTTCTCCACCCACGACGAAGCCATCATGCGTGTGACGCGAGCCTTGTGGTCAGGGGTTGGATAGCCAGAGAAGTCCTCTGGCAAGTGAGTAGCGCCAAGCAGCGGAACGAACGTCCGCTCCAGCGCGCGAGCCAGTGCCTCCCACGTGGAGGACTTGCCGACGCCGGTGCCGCCACGCACGAGCGTGGGAACAACCTGCGCAGCGATGAAAGCCGGATCGTTTCCGAGAGTTGCACGAGCCATGATGAATAGTCTCCTAGTGTGAGTGTGTATCAAGCCCAGACGATGCGTCCGTCACGCTCCAGCATGCGGCCGCCAGAAAACTCGTACCGAAAGTGCTCGCCCTCTTCGCCCTGCCAGTCGATGTGCGAGCCGTCTCGCACGAAAGGGGCGAGTGCCGACAGGAACAGAGACTCATGCCCGGTCTTGCTGTCGTAGTGCAGGCCCGTGACGTTGCCCGCCTCGTCCTCGACCACATCGAAGCCGACTTCCTCAAGCACCTGCTTCAGGTCTTTGCACTTGCTCGGGTAGTCAGCCGCCATCCACGAGAACCACCGGCTCGGGTGGTGATCGAGGCCAGCAGGGCGCGGGCTGTCTCCGCTGAGGTTGCCGCCAAACGACCCGCCGGTTTTGAGGTCGTCCCTCTGGTTCAGTGCGCACAGCGCTTCGTACGCTGCGTTCTTCTTGCTCTGCGCAACATAGAAGTTGCTGCCGGTAGTGCGAACGTAGTATCCCATTGCATTCTCCTTGTGTGGTGGTTCAGATGGACGAAGCCAGCAGGCGATTCACGGCGAGCGCCTGCTTGGTCTGCTCGACAGCATCGGTCAGTTCGGGCAGCGGCCTGCCGAGCAGGCTCTCGTACTGCTGCACCTTTGCGAGGAACGTGTTGGCCCGCTCGGTGCGGCAGTTGATCGAGCGATCGGACATGCCACCCTCCGCTGCCATCACATCGGACATGATCTCCTGCACGCCAGCCGTGACCTCTTCGTGCAGGCAGTCGAGTACGTGCGCCACCGTGTCAGGGTCGGAGCCGATCTCGAACTGCGTCACCGTAAACTTGGGGCCGTCGACCCCCCGCGCGTGGCGGGCGAAGTCACGATACTTCTCAAGGTAGCGGCCGTCGAGGAACCATGCGCCGCCGTCGTCCTTCAGCGACAGCGCACCCCACGAGCGCAGCCCCTTGACAAGTACCTGCGAGATGACAGGGCCGGGTAGGTACAGCCGCATCACATCGACTTGCTGGGTGACGGCATCCCACAGCACGTTGCGGCTTACGTCCATGCTGGCGTCGAGGATCGTGACCTGCCACTGCGGGTCGATGCTTGCCGAGAACAGGAAGCGGTAGTCGTTGCGGGCCACGCTTGGCACGACTCGCACACACTCGAATGAGTTCGGCTCATCGAGCTGCCGCACAGTGATGGGCTGCTTGCGCCGCCTGCCGTACAGGCGAGCGCCCTCCTCCAGCATGGCCGACCGCAGCGTGGTGGTTGCGGCTGGGGTGGGAGGTACGAACCGCTCGATGCCAGCCAGGACGGCGGCATCGTAGACCGTGTCCCTCCGCTGCCTGCGGGTGGACATGAGGCAGATGCCGCCAAGACCAGCGCCGAGCGTGATGTTGTCTCGTGACATGGGTATCTCCTAGTGGGTGATGAGTGAGTCGTGGGCCTTCACGAACTTGCGTTGCAGCGTCGTGAACTCTGCTGCTTGGGTGAGTTCATCGAACTCCTGACGATCCTCTGCCGACTCATGCAGGGCGTCGATTACGAGTGCGAGTTCTCGTGGGGTGAGAGTCATCGTTGCGGTGGGGTAAGGCATCCCCTCTCTCCTGTGTGGTGAGTGTACAGTTCTACACCTAGTCGTCAAGGATAGGTTGAAGTGGAAGCGACCCTTCATTCCAGTCCTCCTCTGGGTGAGCGCGCTTGCCGGTCATGACGATCACCTCCCCGTCGCCCGTCTCGTCGAACATGGCATCGGGAAGCATGGCGAGAACACGATCCATCAGTTCCTTCAGCGTCATTGCTTGTCTCCTTGAGGTAGTTCGTCCACTCAAACGACCATGCGCGGGCGCCTTCAATGGCGACCACGCCCTTCTTGCGCAGGCTGCGAGAAACCTGCGCCACCGAGTTGAGGCTGGCCCATCCGAAGTGCTGGGCTATGTCCCGGTACGACGGCTGGCATCCGCTCGATTCGATGGAGCGTGCGATCAGATGCAGGACCGCACGCTCCCGGTCCGTGACGCTAGGCATCGCCCCTCCCTTCTGCTTTGGCGATGGCATCTTCAACAGCGTCAAGCCATTCGGGCATATTGGCTGTCTCAATATGCGAGTGCTTGCTGGCGACAGACTTGAGTGCCTCCAGCATTTCAGGGGCAGCAGCGAACAGCTTGGCTATGTCGCTGGCCGGAACGTAGTCGGCAACCAGATCGCCATCTTCGTCACGCACCTCCCAGTAATCGGAGATATTGGAAACAAGAACAGTGAACGATCCCATCACTCACCCCTCCCTTCTGCTTTGGCATCCTCCGCGCAGCCCAACCCTTCGGTGAGCATCGCGCATGCGTCGGAGGCGTGGCTGTATGCCAGCACTCCATTACTACTGATTGAACACACCCAGTAGGTAGGCTCTCCCCACTCGCCGTCGTAGTGAGCTATGGCGATTTCCTCGACCGCCTCCCGAACGAGCAGTAGCTCGCCGTTTGACAGGGTTAGGAGGTGTTCTTTTCCGTGCCCGAAATTGCGGCTGATAAAGCGCGGCGGATACTTGGCATCTGCAAAGGGCATGTCAGTTCTCCTCGATGTACGCCGTGTCGCCAGCGATGCGGACGCTGCCGCTGCCAGCCATCACGACTCTGGGTTGCGTGTTCCGCTCCCGGCTACGCACCGGGACAGAACACACGATGTTGCGCACGAACAGGCAGGCACCCTTGTGATGCACTGTCATGATGGGATGGCCCGCCTTCTGCGAAGCGGGCTTGTTGTAGTGAAACCAGAACGCTGTCATTCCCAGTCCTCCTTGTTGACGCCTGGCGTGCCGCCCATGATTCGCTCTGCCGCCCTCAACTGCACCCGCAGGATGCGGTTGTCCGACCGCAGCGCCCGGAGTTGCTCCTCGATGCTGGCGATGTACTGCTCGGCCTCGATGACTGCGGCAATGAGGTCGCCCGTCGGGCTCGACCGCTTATCGAGATGCTCGTACACCCTGTCTGCCTCGCCTGCGCACAATTCGCGCAGTCGCTCTGGTTGCAGAGCCATGATGTCTACGTCCCGCTTCTTGAAGAAGTGAACGATGTCGTCGTATACCCGCGCCATGATCAGCCTCCGATGGTGATGGTGATGGAATACGAGGAGCCCGGTCGCTCCTCGATGGTGAAGCGCGGCATGGATGACACCTCCACGCTGCGTTGTGCCGGTGCCGCCACCACCTCGCCCGTCAGTGGCGGCATCAGCTTGGCCTGCCCGCTCTTGCGCTTGCTCGCCTTGCCGCTCCACTGGTTGCGGCCAGTGGCGTTGTGGCGATTGCCCTCGTTGCCGTGCCGGAGCGCAGGCAGGTGGATGCCTCGTGCCTCTAGGGCGTGGACGCGAGTCGCCACCATGCCGTAGGTCAAGTCGTCGTACAGATCAACGAACTCACGCCGGGTGAGGCCCGCATCGGCGGCCTCCTTCCAGCGAGCGATGAACTCAGCGGCCCAACCCTTGCGCAGACTGTTCTTCGTGCGAGCCATAACACTCTCCTTGTGTTGGGGCGTCAGCGTGACGCCGTAAGCAGTTCCAAAATCAGCCGGATCAGAATCAGCACCAGTTCCCTCTGGTCTGGGTTCATGTCACGCCTCCTTGCGTGGGTGTGTGGCGGGGAATTACATGCAGTCGTACAGAGCCTGGATGCCCCAGTTGCCGAACATGTGGTAGACCTCCTTGAGCGTCCCGGATGAGATGCCATAGGTGCGGAGGTCGGACCACATCATGTCGGCCAGTTGCTCCTCGTCGTCGTCGGCATGCTCGATCGGGTCGTACTCGCCGTAGTACGGGTCGCGGATGAGCGTGACGCCAGTCTCCGGCTCGACGCTGGCCTCGAGCGAGCAGCCGCCGATGAGGTCGTCCTGCTCGTACCGCCGGTCGGCATCGTCTGCCTTGCGGCTGGCGTACGTCAGCGGGGAGCGGGCGCTGGGCGACATGTCGCGCCAGCCAGTCGAGTCCGTGTACTTGCTGGTCGCGTAGCCGATGCGGGCCAGCGACTTGTGCGAAGAGTTGCTGTACCAGTGGCCGTCGGCCGCAACCTCACCCTCGCCGCTGTTCCAGATGGCGAAGTCGCCGTCGGCCCGGAGGAACACGAACTTGCTGTCGGCGTGAGCCATCTCCTGCGTGTAGATCATGTCGCCACGCAGGAAGAAGTCCGGGTCGCGCTCGTGCATGGGCTTGAGGATTAGCTCGTTGAAGTGCCACGTGTCGGAGCGGTCGCTGTTCACGTTGCGTTCGATGCTGACGATGCCGTTGTGGATCATGGCGAGGCTGTTGCTGACCATGAACGGGTGGCAGTTGTCGAGGTCGGTCTTGCCATGCGTGGCCCATCGGTAGTGGATGATGGCTTGGCAGTCGGCATACGGCTCGAAGGCGAGGCGGAACTCATCGAACGAGCCGAGTCCGTGCATGACAACGAGGTGTCCGTCGTGGATTGCGGCAAAGCCCCACGAGTGCGGGTTGCTGCGGTAGCCGTTGGCGTAGGCGATCCAGTCGGGGCGAGTCTCGGCGGGCTTGTGGATTGCAAGGCACATGTGGATTGCTCCTGTGGAGAGATGAAAGGATGAAGGGACGAGAGGATCAGGCTGCGCCGAGCGGCTTGGGCTTGGGCAGCGGCTTGGCGTGGGCGCGGTAGTACATGCCGTAGTCCGACTGCCGGTTGCGGAGCCACGAATCAAGCTCGCGGTAGCGGAGCCGGGCATCGGTGGTGCCGAGCCACTTGAGGAACTCCTGCCACGTGATGCTCGACCGCATGGCAGACACGCTCACGCAGAACTCACGCGCCGCAAGGCAGTAGCACAGGTTCTTGAGGATCGTGGGAAGCTGCGTGGACGGGCGGAAGATGCGGAACTCGACGGTGTGCGGCTTGATGTTGAGGGCCGAATACTTCTCGCCGTGATCCGCCTTCACGGGCAGGCCGTTGCTCACGAACGAGCGATGCCCCTGGAACTTGGCGTAGGTTGTCTCACGGCCAGCGATGTCGATGTGGAAGGAGCGGTTGCAACTCTGGTGCATGAAGCACAGGAGCTTGCCGAGCGTGAGGTTGCCCATGCTGCGGCGGTTGAGATGCACGTGCATGCCGCACTTGGTGTGGTTCCACGCACTGACATGCCCGCCGCCGAGCCGACCGCCGGGAAATGCCTTCGCCAGCACGCGCCGGTGTTCGTCGAGAAGCATCGGCACGGTGACGAACTCGACGCCCTTGCCGGTCGGCAGGCTACCGTCGTGCTTGGCGATCGAGCCGCAGCCTGCGGTGTGACCGATCAGTTCGTCGTACGCCTCATCGAACGGCACCATCAGCCGCTCGGCCCCGTCGTTGGCGCAGTCGTGGGCGATGCACTCGAACTCGAAGGCTACGAGTTGGGCCGTCCGCTTGTAGCGGTACTGGCACCAGCGTGTTTCCTCCAGCACGCAGGCATCGGAGTCGAGCAGTTCGTCCGACCCGCGAGTGCGGCAGTCACAGTAGTCGTCGTCGCAGTCGCCGTTGTCGCAGCGGGTATTGCCGCACGAGTCCTGCCCGTCGCAGTCATAGCCGTCGGCGTCGTAGCCTTCGGTGTTGTAGCCGTCGCGGTCCCAGCCGTCACTGTCGTACCCATCCTCGTCGTAGCCGTTGCGGTCGTAGCCCTCGACGTCGTAGCCATCGACGTTGTACCGCGTTCCGTTGATGGTGCGGCCGGACTCATCGAACTCGGTGTCCGTGTCGCGGTGAAGGTGATGTTGGTCGAACCCGGCGTCGTTGAACTCCGTGCCGTTGGTGTGGATGCCGTTCTCATCGAACCCGTACTCATCCCGCACCACTTCGTCCGTGTTGGTGTTCTCGGTAGGCATGTGCCTGTCTCCTCAGTGAAAAAGAAAAGGCCGCCCCACGTTGGGACGGCCTTGCCGTATGAACCAGACTCCGCAGCGGCGATTACCGCTGCCTGATGCGGCCGACACGCTTGGCTCTCTTGCGTGCCGCCCTAAGACGACGCTCCTCCTTGTGCTTCTCTGCCTTGACCAGCGTCCACCACTGGTCGTTCCACTTGTTGCCCATCACGCAGACTCCGCAGCGGTGGATTGCGGGGAATCCGGTTCAACTTTGGGCGGCATCCCGCTCCATGAACCGGCACGCTTGATGCGGTCGCACTCTGCCTGTGCTTCCGCATGGGTCGGGTACCACGCGACGGAGGTGTATCTGCCGCCGCCGTACGTCATGACGAATGGCATGCGCCGCCCTCCTCAAGGTGTGGCGACCTGCCGTTTTCCAGATAGAACAGGGCGATGTCTCTGGCGATGGCGTCGAGGTCGTTCGCCATTGACGCAGCCAAGCCCGGAGGCAGCGGTTCGTTTGAGTCTGCGGCGTCCGCCCAGAACGCCATTCGCATGTAGTTCAACTCCTTCTCCATGTTCAGCCCTCCTTCTTCACGAGGTCGGCAACATCCCGCCGCTCACGGTGAGACAGCGTGCGGAGGTCGGCCACGAACTGCCGCTTGGTTGCGGCACCAAGCTGCTTGGCGGCAGCGTTGAGCGACACGAAGTGCATGAGTCGCGGGTACTGGGTGGGGTTGTGGGTACGCATAGGAACACCTCATTGAAAGAGACACAGAACCACCGACGGCAACGTGCCGCCGGTCAAGAGACAGACTCCGCAGCGGGGAATCACAGCTTTTCCCACTGCTCCTCGATGAGCGAAGCCAGCTTGCTGAACTCCACGCCAGCGTCGTTGATCTCGCTGATGCTTTCGTAGTGTTCTTCTTCGCCGTGAGCCGTCACGTTCACATCTGGGTCGCGGCACGAAAGACCGGCCCACTCGATCACGGCAGGAGGGGGCGTCTCGCCGTATGACTGCGGGCGACACAGCGATCCCCAGTCGCCATCACACTGCTCCTTGACGTACACATCGCACAGCACGCCCAACGCACAGTAGGCGTACTCTCCAGGCTCTTCGATGGGGTCGGACTCCTCACGCAGGTAGCCGTACGTCTGGCCGTAGTTGCCGTGACGTAGTGCATGCACCCACTTCTCCATCACCTCCCGCTTCATCGCATTGCTCCTCATGGGAAACGCGAACGGGGCCAGCCGCCACCATGACGACCGGCCCCGTTCGCAAAAGTCAGACTCCGCAGCGGCTATTCACCGGGCGAGAGGGTTGATGTCGTCCTCCACGCCGGGCTGCGGGGCGATGAGCCGCTCGACGGTGCGGCAGGACTCCTCGTGGGCAGGCAGGAGGCGGCGGGCTTCGCGGGCCTCCTTCTCGCTGTCGTACCCGCCATGCACGGCACCATCGCCCTTGAGGTTGACGAGGTAGAACAGGCGGGTCTTGGGGGACTGGAAGATCGACACGTTGGAACGGGGCATGGAAAGCTCCTTATGAAGCGTGGAAACGAAAACACCCACCGCGAAGTGCGATGGGTGCGTCCTGCGAGTGCAGGTCAAGGCGGGGCGTCAGCCTTCCCCGCTATGAGCCGGACTCCGCAGCGGTCAATCGTCCCAAGACGGGAACACAATCGGCCCAGCGACATGGCCTTCCCGGCAGTTGTCGAGGTAGTCGGCGTACCTCCGGAGGTCTGTCGCCAGCATGGCTGCTACGTCCTGCCACGCCCGAGAGCCGTGCGGCCCAACGATGTCGCCGCAGAGGATGCGGCTCCAGTGGCGGATGTCGTTGCGATACCTCTCCAGAATCACGAATGGGTCTGTCATCGGCCTTTCCTTTCTGTGGTGAAGTCAACTTCCCGCGAGTGCAGGATTGGGGGCTGGCTGGCAGCACAGCCCCGTATCCCAGACTCCGCAGCGGCCTATGCGGTGACATGTGCCATGCGGCACGCGACAACCGTTCTGCCGCCATCAGATGCGATGACCAGATACATTTCGTGCTCGCCCGATCCGATGACGGAATAGACGACGCCGTGCCGGACGGTGTTCCGCCACTCCCAGCAGATACGCTTGCCGATCATTTCGTGCATGACGATGCTCCTGACATGAAACCTGCGACGGTGCAGGCGAACGCCCCGTCAGCGGTGAGCCAACGGGGCGTGGTGTGTGAACCGTCAGGCTGCGATCACTCGCAGGCCAGCTCGATGGCATCGACGGCATCGCGGTGCTTCAAGCCACCGAGAGCGGCCTTGAGCAGGTTGCCGTCATCGACGCGGAGCGACCCAGCGAAGGCACCGCCCACGTAGATCAGCACGTACTCGCGTCCCTGCTTGGTGACGCTGCCCTTGCGGAACTCCACGCCACCACACTCGACGCCTTCGACCTCCTCGACCTCGACGGCCTTCGGCCTTGCCTTCGCCTTGCTCTTGGCGGGAGCGGCCTTGCCCTTCTGCTCGGCACGCCACTTGGCAAGGGCTTCGGGGTTGCCCTTACGCTTGCCCTTCGCCTTGCCCTTCGCCTTGACGGGGCTGGAGGCGGCATCGGCGATCAGGGACAGGAACAGCTTCTTCATCATGTCGGCGTTCATAGCAATCTCCTCAAGAAAGGAACCAATCGAACCATCCCGCGAAGTGCGGGTGGAGGCGGGGAGGCGAAGTGCCAGCCCCGCTACCATCCAGACTCCGCATCGGGAAATCAGGCCACCATCAGCACCGGGAAGCGAGTCTCGACCACACGATCACCGTCGGGGTCGTACAACACGAACAGCGTGATGCCGTCGGAGTTGTCGTTGATGTACCAGCGGGCCTTACGTTCGGTGGGGAACGTGTAGGCCAGACGCTCGCCGGATGCCGTGATGCGAACGACACAGAACATGGGACGATCCTCGAAGGAAGGAACGGGACACGACAGCGGCAACGTGCCAGCCGTCGAAAGACAGACTCCGCATCGGGGAATCAGGCGGATTCCGCAGGGGGAACGAACGCCATCTTCGTGCCGTCAGCGACGGCCGCTTCATAGGAGGGATGAAGGGTGAAGCCTTCGTAGTCGAAGTCGAGCGATACGAAGTCGCAGGCATCGAGCGTGCTGTCGAATGGGCCGCACACGATGTTCCGCTTTCCCGGTTTCGTGACGACGGTGATCCAAGTCTCGCGGTGCCAGGGTTTGCTCATGACGTTGCTCCGTGTCAGTAGCACGACGATCGACCGTCGTCGTCGCTCCGACACAATGCAGACTCCGCATCGGGGATGGACCGCGTTTCTCGTGGGTTCGCCGGGCTGGTTTCCGCCTCTCGACGGAGAGCGTGAAGCGGAAGTCGTGGAGCGGTCGCGGTTTGCGTATAGATGGAACGCGGGAGCCCCGAGCCCCCCCACTCGCCGCGCACGTTAATTACGTTCCCCTCCTGGATTTTTTCCCAGTTTCATTGGCCCCCCTCTTCTCTGGGGGTATCTGTACATGCGCACCCCGCTATACTGGGCGCCTGTATAGTCCCCTCCCGATAGAAAGGGTGTTCGATGATCGAGGCAACAATCACAGGCAACGTGGGCCGCGCACCGGAGTTGAAGGCGACCCGTAGCGGCAAGCAGATGGCGACGTTCTCGGTGGCGTCTACGGAGAAGAAGGACGGCCCGACAACGTGGGTGGAGGTCGCCTGCTTTGACGAGCAGGCTGACATGGTCACTCAGGCGCTCCAGAAGGGCGACAGGGTCGTTGTGACGGGCCGGGTGGCTCTGGAGACGTTCCAGAAGAAAGACGGCTCACAGGGCTTCTCATTGCGTCTAATGGCAAATGAGGTGGGCCGGAGCCTTCGCTGGCCCCGTCGGGCGGCTGGCGGGATGCCAGAGATGCCGGAGGCGTCTGAGGAGTCGCAGGAGGTCGAAGAGGCCGCGATCCCGTTCTGATCTAGTTGCCGGTCGCCGGGCGCAGCAGGGACGCTGCGTTCCGGTGGCTCGGCACCCCGCCCATGCCAGAAGACCCGCTGTCAAGGATTCACCGGGAGTTCCGCGAGCAGTGCATCCGGAACGGCACCTACAAGGGCATTGACCCGGCCAGCGTGGAGCGTGGGATAGCGCGCTGGAAGGCGGAATGCAGCCGCCCTCCCCGCAAGGTGCGGCATCGCAAGCATCCGCCGAAGGGCCACGCGGACTGACACACAGGAGCGCCCCGCCATGAGTGGCTGGCTCATCATCCTTACCGGCGCTGCCTACGCCTACGTCGCTGGGGAGCAGTTCATGCGGGGGAACGTGTGGCTGGCGATCACCTACTCCGGGTACGCCTTCTCGGCCATTGGAATGTACATGCTGGCCCGCTAGAGGGACATAGATTCCTAAGCACAGGAGGTGACGCATGGCCGATAGCATCAACTACAGGAAGCTCTATCGCGACGAGGGTGTGGCTGCGGCTAAAGAGCTTGAGCGAGAGCACCCGAAGGTGCTTGGCGGGTTGGCGCACAAGACTGCTGGCGTGCTCGACGGCCTGACGAAGAAAGCGCCAGAGAAGTTCGACACCCGCAAGAATCTCCAAAAGAACGGGCAGGGCTTCCTCATGACGAAGGAAGACCACGAGCTTGCCCGCAAGGGCGGCACCCCATCGGGGTTCTCCCGCGACAAGGACGGCAATCTGCGGGCGATGGTTCAGTAGCCGCTGGCTCTCGGTAGCCCCCGCAAGGCCATGAATCCCGTGAGGGAGATTCTATGGCCGTACCGGGAAAGAGCATTTCAGCGCCGTCGATAGCCCAGATGGCGAGGGCTCTGGCGGCGCAGAAGGCGCGGATGGCGAGCGGAATACCAGCGGCGCCTTCCGCTGGGTCGCTTCGGGCCACTAACATCGCTGAGCTTGCGCAGGCGCTAAGGGAATCAAAGCGCGCCATGACCCAGTACGGGGCCAAGTGGGACGTACCAGACCCGCACGCGCAAGACATACTCAATCATCCAAAGTCGCGAGATATTCTTGCTGGGATTTCCTCGCATCTTGGCGGTGCAGGAGTCAAAGATGTCCGTCCGCTCTCTGGGGGATTTGAGAGCGTTGTGCTTGATGCTGGCGACAGGGTCGTCAAGCTCGGCATGGGGTCGCCAAGAACGCTGCCGGAAGGCGTTCAGGGCGTATTGCCATATCAGTCGACGGCAAAAATAGGCCCATTCCGCGTCGAGCTACAGCGAAAGGCCGATGTGTCGCTTCCAACCGGGCGTGACCGGGCGAGCCCGCAGGATGTCGAAAACCTTGAGGGCTTGCTTGGGTACCAGGGCTGGGACTGGGGCGATGCCGCCCCAGACAACATGGGATTCCTTGACGGCCAGCCAGTCGCGATCGACGGCACGATCAAGGCGGCCGGAGGAAGCGTTGACTGGCCGATCCGGCGCGGCGTGTGGTGGCCCAAAGACTTCCATCCAGGCGTCGGCATTGCGCCAACGGAGGCTGCTGTAGACGAAGCGGTCGGCATGCGTCGGCTTTTCGACAGCCTCGTCACCCCAGCGAGGAAATAGCAATGGCTGGATCACTCACCGACGACGAACTGAAATCGCTCACCGCCTACCCGGAGCCTGCGCTGGAGCCTGCCCCAGCCAAGCGCGACCCGCAGCAGCTTCGCGCAGAGGCGATCGTCAAAGACATCTATGCCCGGCACGGCATCAAGCCCGATGTGCCGCTCGACAAGGCGATGGCGTACATCTCGGCCAATGCTCAGGTGGCTGGGCTGATGAGCGAATCCGGGCAATCCACCTCGATGTGGGCGAATCCTGAGGGGCGGGCGGCCGCGCGAGAGGCGTACGCCAGAAAGGGCAAGTCCCCAGAAGAAGTTAAGGAGCGGTGGGACAAGTCCGTCTACCTGATGGACCCGCAGACGGCGCGCCTCCACCAAGGGTTCGTGCGTGACGCGGACTTTCTGGAAGGCAAGCTCGCATCGGACGCCGCCCCCACGCGAGGCCAGTTGGGCTGGCGGGCAGAGAGCGACCGCGCCGTGAAGCTTGGCGAGGCGCTGGGCTACTGGGACAGCAGCAACATGACTCCGCTGTGGCGAGAGTCGGCCACGAGCGGCAACTTCCAGAGCACGGGCGGCGCCGGAAACCTCGTCGGGAACGCCGTCTCGAACCCCGACGTACCGCTCGGCAACTACGCGAACTTCTCGGAAGTTCTCCCCGATTACATGCGCATGCAGGGTAGCGGAGAGACCGCGACCGGGAGCGAGTCGTGGGAAGCTGCTGCCGGAAAGAGGCTTGCGCTAAACCGCTATCGACCGCTGGCGCCCTCGATGATCGGGGATTTGCCGCCTGGGGCCACGCAGGCCGATGTCGGCAGGCGGGTGGCGGAACTGCGCGAGGAGCTACGCCAAGCCGAGCTTCCCAATCCGGACCAGCGCTGGAGGCAGTGGTCGAAGAAGAACTTCGGGTTCGAGTTTGCGCCTCCGAAGGTCGTGTCCACCACCCTCGATGCGCTATTCAGTTCAGCCGATCCGAGCGTCCTGATGCCTTTCGTTGGGCTGGCCGATGACGCCGTGCGGGCGGGTCTCGCTGGCGCACAGACGGCTGCAAAGACAGCGGCCGCGAGTGGTCGTGTCGCAACGAGAGGCGCAGTTGCGGCTGGGGCTGGGCGTGGTGCAGCGGGGGCCGTCGGCAGGGACCAAGCCGTCGAGCAGGGAATCAACCAAGCGGTCGTGCAGGCAACCGGCGGCGCGGCAGATGGAAAGGCGCGCACCGACAGCGAGATTGACGCTGCGCGGAAGGCACGCAAGGCGATTCACGACAGGCTCGCCAATGACGGGGCTATCAAGAGCGCCGACGATGCGGCATGGTCACGGTTGCAGAAGGACGGGCTCGTAAGCCCTTGGGTCCGCTGACGCTGCCCCGCAGCCCGTCCAGGCCATGAATCCACAGGGAATCTACCCATGTCGATGGAAGAATCTGCGGTCGTCGAGAGCGAAGTCGTAGACAGCACGCCCGAGTACACCTCTGCGCCGGAGAGCGCCAGTGCATCCACGCCGACGGAAACTTCACCTGCGGCGGCTTCTGCACCGCCTCAGCAGACGGTGTGGGATGCCTTCCGCACTCTCCCTGACTTCCAGGGGCAGGACGACACTGCGATTGCACGCCGCCTCTACTCTTCGATGGAGCGCGAGAAAGCAGCAACTCAAGCTCTTGCCCAATACCAGCAGTACATCCCATACGCCCAGCAGTACCTCCAGCAGCGAGAGCCCTTCGAGCAATTCCAGCAGCATCGAGAATCCTTCCAGCGATGGCTCTCCTCCCAGCAGCAGCCCGCCAACGTAGAGAGAGCATCTGCTGCGGAGGCGGTGAAAAAGTGGTGGAATCCGCCCGAAGTCCGCGAATCGTACAAGCAGTACCTCGTCCGGGACGAGAACGGCCGGGAAGTCATCTCGCCGGAGGCTCCGCTCGACGCCAAGCACTCTCTGTACGAGTACCAGAAGTACAAGGCTGACTTCGCCCAGAAGTTCCTCACCAACCCTGAGGAGGCGATCGGGCCGATGATTCAGGAAATCGCCCAGCAGCAGGCTCAGCAGATCGTCCAGGCCCAGTTCGAGGAGGCGCACGCCCAGCAGTACGTCTCGTCGCTGGAGCAGGAGAATCGCGACTGGCTCTACGAGGCCGATGGCAAGACGCCCACTGAGGAGGGCCAAGCCATCGAGGGCTACATCAACGAGGCCGCCTCGCTTGGCATCCAGAGCGCTGAAGCGCGCTGGGAATACGCCACGATGAAAGTGGAATTAGACCTGCACAACAGGCTGCGTGCGATGCAGGCGCAGACTGCGCAGCGCAGCGCGTTTGAGGCTGGATTACCGCAGCAAACCGCGCTCGCCGCGCCCCCTGCGGTGCCGGTTTCTGCGCCGGTTTCTGCATCACCCGATGCCCCAAGTCAGGCTCAGAAAGACATAGAGTTCCTTAGGAGGGAAGCCTCTCGTAATCCGAGTCGGAGTACGGGAACCAGCGACCCTCGCGCACCACAGGCACCGATGACTTTTGAGCAACGTCTCGCGAAGCAGCTTCAGCGCGACGGCATCTCTTGAAAGGTAAAACGAAATGGCGTCGAGCGTAGATTGGGCACGGTCTATCGGCACTACCCTGACCCTGCATTTGAAGGAAGAGGAGCAGACCACCTTCCGCAAGTACAAGGTCTTCGCTGCACTTCAGGCGAACGGCAACGTCGCCATGAATCAGGGAGGTCGTGGTTTCGACTGGCAGGTCCGCTACCGCGACATCCCCGTGTCGTCTTACACGGGTGAGTCGCCTCGCGTTTTCGCACGCCATGCGCTCTGGCAGCGCGCCTACCTCCCGTATCGGGGGTACAGCGTGACCGACCAGATCAGCAAGCGTGAGATGCTTGAGAATCGCGGTCAGGCCCAACTCATCGACGTTGCCGGGAAAATGGCGAACCGCCTCCGGGAGTCGATGGAGTCGCACCTCAGCAAGGAAGTGTTCATCGACGGCTACGCCAGCGGCAACGACAATCGCTGGATGGGCCTGGAGTCGATGTTCGCCGTCAACGGCACGGTGAACGTGGGGACGGGCGCGCAGCGGACGGCCAATGCGGCTGATCCGTTCGGCTTCCCGGCTGACGAATACGCCGGTCTGAAGACGGGTCTCGGCCAGTACGCTGGCTCGCAGCTCGCGACGGGCTCGTGGCCGCGAGTGCCGGTCGACCCCGAGTACGACTTCTGGTCGCCGCTGGTGTGCAACTACACCAGCACCGCGTTCGGCGGCGCAACTGCCACGTGGAAGGATCAGTGCATCGAGGCGATCCGCGCGTCGGTCAACCACGCGAAGCGGAATGACACTCGCGAGAACCAGATCGACATGATCCTGCTCGATCGCGAGATGTACATCCAGTTCCTGAACCGGCTGGATGCTCGCGAGCGGGCGATCGTGTCGAAGACGAACGGCCTGAAGTCCTACGGCTTCGGCGATGTGGTCGAAATCGACGGCATCGAAACCGCGTCGGACTACGCCGTGCCGTCGGGTGTGGGCTATGCCCTCTCGATCGGCAACATGGAGATGAAGGTGATGACCGGGCAGCTTATGGAGGCTGAGGGACCGTTCTACAACGAGGAACTCTCCAGCTACCGCTACGCCGTGTCGGTCCTCGCCAACATCAAGATGAAGTCTCCGCGCAACTTTGTGAAGTTCGCTGCCCTCGCCTGACCCAGAGCCCAAGAAGGAGTTCCCTAGCAGATGAGTACGTTGACTGCTGATCCCGGTTTCGGTCGAGGCCAGACGCTTGGCATCACCGTGACGATGTACGAGGCCGAGAATGGCGACGGATCGACCGTCGTGGGCACCCGCAAGGTGTTTCGCGACGAAGACCCGAAGACGGGCGCGATCAAGAGCAATCGGACGGTCGAGTGCATCGCGGTGAAGAACACGAGCGGTTCCGCTCTGCTTCCCGGCGCGGTTGCCAAGTTCAAGGACTCGGCGATCCTGACGGAGGTGGACGGCGGTGCCGTTGCCGCTACGGTCCTCATGGGCGTGGTGGACGAGTACCTCCCCGCTGCTGGCGTGCCGAACAACGAGGTGTTCTGGCTCGTGGTTCGTGGTCCCTCGACGGTGACGAAGACCGCGACCAGCGTGTCTGCCGGTGCGGCCTACGGCCCTTCGGCTACGGCTGGTTCGGCTGCTGCGCAAGGCGCCAACGCCCTGCTCGGCTACGCCATCGACACGAGCGCCACGACCTCCGGTCGGATTCTCGTCCGCACGGCGGCTGGCTTCTGATTCTTGTCATCATCGTCGCGACGACTGGCCGCAGGAGGGACGGGACGCCCCCCTGCGGCCTTCTTTTTGCACTTCGGGAGTTTCTTCAATGGCGATGCCCGGCGATCCTGATGCCATGACGCAGTTCCATGACGGCGACCGCCAGTCGATCATGGCGCAGCTTCACAAGGCGGGCCTGCTCGACTTCCCGGAGCTTGAGGGCTTCAAGGCCAAGCGCGAAGTGGGGGCTGGCAACGTGCCGCCGCCGCGCACTGGCATGGCGCCGATGATTACGTCCGTCCCCCAGGCAGACCGATGAGTGATCGCATCCGCAAGCTGCGCTCTGAGGTGTGGACCCGCAAGGAGGGGCAAGACCCTGACGGTGGACTCAATGCCGCTGGGCGCGCGGCCTACAACCGCGCGAACAACGCCAACCTCAAGCCGCCACAGCCAGAGGGTGGCTCCCGGCGTGACTCCTTCTGCGCCCGGATGGAGGGCATGAAGAAGAAGCTGACGAGCAAGGAGACGGCCAGCGACCCAGACAGCCGCATCAACAAGTCCCTGCGGGCATGGAACTGCTGACATGGCCGACAAGACCTGCACCGATTGCGGCCAGCAGTTCCCGCACACGCGGGACCACTTCCGCGTCAAGAAGGACGGCACGTGGGACGCACGCTGCCTCGCCTGCCGGGCGAAGGTGAACAGGGGCAAGAAGCGCAAGCAGAAGGCCGCAGACATGAAGGCCATCGAGGACGGCGCCCTGAGCGCGTTCACGAAGGCTGCTGGCAGGGGAGGGGAGAACATCCCGCACTCCAGCGAACTGCTGGAACGGCTGATGGACTACTTCGGAGGCTCCAGCGGGTTCGCCGCCATGATGGTGAAGCAGTATTTCGACGCCCCTCCCGGCGGCTCCCATCGCACCAAGCTACTCGAAGGCATCGTTCGTCTCGTCACGAAGAACACCGAATTGGGGGGCGCCAAGAAGCCGCTCACCCAGTGGAGCGACGAGGAGCTTGAGAGCGAACTCGATCAGCGGCTGAGCCGCATTGCCATGAGCATTCAGGGAGGATTCCTCAATGTCCAAGTCGCGCCGGAAACCCCCGCAGATTTCGCCGCTGCCGTCCGTCAAGCGATTGGGGGCGTTCCAGCAGGGCGAGTTGAAGGAGATGCAGGCGGAACTGGCGAGCCGCCGGATCGAGGCGCTGAAGCTCTACATGCCCACCCCGAAGCAGGAGGAAGTCCACGAGTGCAAGGCGAGTGAGATTCTGGTTCTGGGCGGCAATCGCTCCGGCAAGTCGCTTTGCACGTTCGTAGAGGACGCTCGGGCTGTGTGCGGCAAAGACCCGCACGGCAAGTACCCGGAAAAGGACGGCATCCTCGCCATCGTCGGCAAGGACTGGAAGCACATCGGCCTTGTCGTCTACCCCATGCTGTTCATGGCTGGGGCGTTCAAGATCATCAAGGACGAGCAGACAGGCGAGTGGCGCGCGTACAACCCCGTGACAGACGCAGCGCGCGAGAAGGACGCCAAGCCTGCGCCCCCGCTGATCCCGCCGCGCATGGTGGCGAAGAAGTCGTGGATTCTGAAGTCTGCCCGGTACATCCAGTCCTGCACGCTGACGAACGGCTGGCAGATTTATTTCTTCTCGTCTGAAGGCGAGCCGCCGCAGGGCTGGCAGGCCAACCGCGTCCACATCGACGAGGACGTTAACAACGGCGATGCGTGGGTTCCTGAAATGCAGGCCCGCCTCTCCGACCGCAAGGGCGTCTTCGCATGGTCGGCCATGCCGCACTCGAAGAACGACTCCCTCCAGTCGCTTGCGGAGCGCGCCGACAAGCTCGCGGAGGATGGCGCCGAGAATCCCTCGATCGTTAAGTTCGTGCTGCGCTTTCTTGACAACCCTCACATCGACGACGGGGAAAAGCGCAAGCGTATCGAGGCGTGGTCGGCGCTTGGCGAGGATGTGCTGCGGATGCGCAGCGAGGGCGAGTTCATCAGCGACTCGATCCTCTGCTACCCCACGTTCGCCATGCACGTTCACGGCTACGAGAGGACGGAGCTAGAGAATCTCGTGGTGCCTTCGGACTGGTGCCGGTACGCCGCCATCGACCCTGGACACGCAGTCACCTCCGTGCTTTTCGCAGCCGTGCCGCCAGACGAGTCGATGCTCCTGATCTACGACCAGCTCTACATCCGGAACTGCAATGCCATCATCTTCGGCGAGAAGATGAGGGAGAAGTGCGTCGGGCAGAACTTCTACGCTTTCCTCATCGACATGCACGGCGGGCGCCTCCGCGAAATCGGCTCTGGCAGGCTCCCGGTCGAACTGTACACGGAGGAACTCAAGAAGCAGGGGGTCTCCAGCCAGACCACCGGCCACAGCTTTATTGCCGGGTGCGACGACGTTCAGGCCCGCATGTCGGCAGTGCGGAACTATCTCCACATCCGCCCAGAAGGGAGGCCGACGCTGCGTGTGCTGCGCAGCGCCTGCCCCGACCTTGAGCGGGAATTGCGGCGCTACAAGCACAAGACCCAACTGGTGGCTGGGGCGTACGTCGTGACCGACCAGCCCAATACGCGGGGCGAAGTCCACGCCTGCCAGTGCCTCGAGTATTTGTGTGCCTATCGACCTCGATACCACAAGCCTAAGGTGGATGCCGGTCCCGACCCCTGGTACGTCGACTGGATGCGGAGGCGCAAAAAGCGCATGGCCGCAGAAGCCGACGACTTCATCTTCTTAGGCCCGCAGTCAGGAGCAAAGTATGGAAGCCGAATCCTTTAGCCAGCCGCCAGTTCGGATTGGCGACAGCGTGTACTGGTATCACGACCCGCTCACCTGCGCGGAGCCCGTGCTGGGCTGGATCGTGCAGCGCCCGGGCGTGAGCACGGTGTGCATCCTGACGTTCAGCCCGTATGCGGGCTTTCAGGAGAAGCCGTCCGTGCGGCACCGCGACGATCCCGGACTGCAAGAGAACGCCGATTGGCGGCAGTGGGGATGCTGGGAGTATTCGCCGCAGACCGCCCAGTCCAAGAAGCTCGACGGGTTGATGTCTCAGATCGCCAGCCTGACGGAACAGGTTGCCCTTGCAAGGAAGCAAAACGGTGGAACCAAGAACGGGTGAGGACGCCCTGCGCGCCATTGCGCAGGGCTGGATCAAGAAGATCGAACTGTCTCTGAAGCACAAGCGCCCCTTCACGCAGGATGCGCAGGAGGCGATGTCGTTCTTTGACGGTCCTCACAACTGGTTCTGGAAAGACACGTACGCCAAGCACGAGTACGGCTACAACCGCACGATCGCGCCTCCGGCGTTTCGCATGCAGTGCAACCGCGTGTTCGAGGCCGTCAAGCTGTTCGGCAGCGTGATCTACCACCGCAATCCGGTTCGGAACGTGACGCCCGCGAGGTACCCGTTTGTGACGCCGGAGGTTGTAGGCGTGATGGACGACGCCAGCATGATGGCGTACCAGCAGGCCGCGCAGCAGACGATGCAACTGTCGGAGGTGAGGAAAGTTGCGGCGCTGTTGATGGAGCGATACCTCAACTACACGCCGAACGAGCTTGACCTCAAGACGCACAGCCGCCGGGTCGTGGACGAGGCGATCATCAAGGGCATGGGCGTGTGGTGGACGGAGCTTGTCCAGCTTCCCGGCACCAACATGGCTCTCGTGGGGTCGTTTGCCGACAGCGTCGACAACTTCACGATGGACCCGGACGCCACCGAGATCGAGGACATCACGTGGTGCGCCCGGCGCTGCACGCACCCGATCGACGTTGTGGCTCGCCAGTACGGCTTGGACCGCGACCAACTCAAGGGCCACTTGGAGGGCGTCAAGCCAATCGACGCCGACGCCGACCATCAGGTGTTCGGCGACGATGACGCCCAGTACAAGGGCCGCCGCGTTGGCAAGAGCAACGAGCTTGTCACGTACTGGAAGGTCTGGAGCAAGACGGGGCTTGGCGACCGGCTGAAGGACATGCCGAAAGACCTTGTCGGCGCCTTCGACGGGCTTGGCGAGAACTGCTACGTCGTGGTGTGCGAGGGCGTGGACTTCCCGCTCAACATGCCGCCGTCGATGTTAGAGGCTCCGGTCGACGAGTCGGCTGGCGTTCCGCCAGACCTGTTCCGCTCGGTGCAGTGGCCGATCCCGTTCTGGACAGAGGCCAATGGCTGGCCGTTCGTGCCGCTCGACTTCCACCGCAAGCCGGGATACATCTGGCCGATTTCGCACATCAAGCCGGGCATCGGCGAGCTTCGGTTCATCAACTTTGCGCTGTCGTTCATCGCCCAGCGCGTGGCCGTGAGTTGCGAGACGCTGCTTGGCGTGAGCAAGGCCGCCGACCAAGACATCAAGGATCAAATCCTGTCTGGGTCCGAGAAGGGCTTCAAGGTCGTGGAGATCAGCGAGACTCTTGGCCGCAGCGTGAACGACCTCATCTCGGTGTTCCAGCTTCCGGAGGTGTCGCCGGAGTTGTGGAAGATTCTGGAGGCTGTGACGGCGATGTTCGACAAGCGTGTCGGACTCACCGAACTCGCCTACGCCATGACCTCCAGCCAGATACGGAGCGCCACAGAGGCGACCGTGAAGGCCGAGCAACTGAGCGTCAGGCCGGACGACATGGCAAACCGGCTCGAAGACGCCATGAGCCTGCTGGCTCGCAGGGAGGCGTTTGCGGCCCGCTGGCTCTTGGAGCCGACGGATGTGGAGCCGATCATCGGCCCGCTTGGCGCTGCGGCATGGGCGCAGCATGTCAAGCCGCTGGACCCGGCGATCCTGGCACGAGAGTTCGAGTACCGGATCGAGGCGGGGTCTGCCAGGAAGCCCAACAAGGCAACCCGCGTCGAGCAGATGCAGGCGGCCCTCCAGACGCTGGGTCCGATTCTGCAAGGGCTGGTGCCGATGGGCGTTGTGGACCCGCTCAACGCGCTCATTACCGACTGGGCCGACAGCCTCGATATTGACGCCAAGCCGTATCTGATCCCGCCCCCTCCTGCGCCGCAGCCGCCGGAAGGGACGCCTCCGGGACCGCCTGCTGGTGCGGAGGGGGCGGGTGGGGTGCCTCCTGAGGCTGGACCGCCGCCAGATGCACCACCGACCGACGTTCCGCAGGTGCCGCCAGAAATGCAGGGCTGACGGGACACAAACCTATGGGTGCCATGAGCGACACGATCGAGCTTCCGCCGGACATCGCCAGAGCCTCTTCGGAGGTGCGGTCGCACTACGTCCGCATGGTGCAGGACGGCCAGAACCCCCGCTTTGCCGAGATGTGCGCTCTGCGCGCGCCGCCTGGAACTCGCGGCACCGACCGGGCGTTCATGCAGGGCCGATACGCTGGCGAGTGGCTGAACGGGATGCCCAAGAAGCAGGCGGCCCTGCTCGTCCAGCAGGCGCAGGCGGCTGGCATCAACACCTCCGGCCGCTTCTACATGGGCGGGCTTGCCGACAAGCGGGCGCACCTCGACCCGGAAGCGTGGGTCGACTCGGCCGGTGATGTTCTGCGTGTCGCCAAGAAGCGCGACCTCGAGGTTCACGGCATTGTCGACTACGTGCCTCCGCAGAAGGGGCCGCCGAAGGAAGTCGACATCAACCCCCGCATCCTCCGCGAGCATGTTCGCGAGGAGATGAAGGCAAACCCCAAGCTCAAGCGTGGGGAAGCGGTCGAAAAGGTGAAGGACCGCATCGTTCCCCACTGGAAAAGGAAGAAGTAATGTCCAATAAGATCGAGCGGCTGAACTCCGTCACCAGTCAGATCACGGTCACGGCATCTGCCAGCACCAGCCCAAAGGTTCCTTTCGGAGCGGCCGGTGGCGGCGTCTTCATCGTGGACTCGGTGGCTGGCGGCGCCACGACGCTGGCGTGGCACGTTGCCTTCAACCCAGAAGCCACCCCGCAGCCGCTCCACAACAGCAGCGGTGCCGTGACAACGGCTATTGTGGCGAGTCGGGCGTACGCCATCCCTGACGAGGCGTTCGCTGCGCCGTACATCGTGGCGGTCACGAACGCAGGCACGGCTTCCATCCGGATTAGCGTGAAGGGCTAGTCCTGACGGCAGGATGGAGGTGGCATGTACTACGCAGCGCAAGACATCATTGAGTACCTGATGAACTCCGTCGGCGGCGGGGCGCAGGACTCGGAGCATCGGCTTCTGCGCGCTGCGGCCCATCACGCCTACCGTGATGTGATGCACGCTCGCGACTGGAACTGGCTCTCGACGGAAGCCACTCTTCCGGCAGCTATCGGAGGGAGCGACAACAAGGCTTTCTTGCTCCCGGCCAACGTCAAGAACGTAGATGGCCTGATCCTCCCCGATCGCACCAACCGTGCGGTGTACGTCACGCCCAATGAGTACAGGAGGCTTGAGTCCGGGATGGTTGCGTCAGGGCATCCGGTGTTCTGGACGGTAGTGAAGTCGGAGGCCAAGCCAGACCGCTGGCAGCTTCTTGTGGCTGGAACCAGCGCCACCATCGACCCGACCGAGACGTACTACATCACGTATCGGCGGTTGCCACAGCCCCTGAAGTACATGGGCTTCGAGGACGTATGCCGAGACGGATCGCTCACGGACGAAACCGCTCCCGGCGCTGTCGTGCGGTACGGAACGGCGACCACGCACCCTGAGGGAATGGCGGGCATCAACCCGTATACGGCAGAGGAGATTCTCGGGCTGGCGAACAGCCTTATCGGCACGCCTCCAGAGGACGCGAAGACTGTCGTGAGCGACTATCTCGATGTGTCGCCGTCGATGTTCAGTGCCGTGCTGTCTGGCGCTGAGGTCTGGCTGGCGAAGATGGCCGGGAAGAACGTGGAGGGCGCGCTCGCCGTCTACAACCGCGACCTGCGCATGGCGTTTGAAGCAGACACGATTGCGCCGATGTCTGGGCGCAGGTCTGGCGTTGGCCGCTACCCGGACATCGACGCCGTGTCATTCGGAACGCCGCAGGCACTGGGGTACTACTCGCCGAGCGGTCCTGACACTGGGGGCTGACCGATGCGAGCAGATTCGTGGGGCGGGCTCGTCACCAACGCCAGCCCGTTTGTCGTTCCGATTGGCGCCGCCGTCGAGCAAGTCAACGTCGGCGTGAATGTTCCGGGCGTACTTCGCGTGCGCGGGGGCATGAGGCCAGTCTCTGTGTCCCCGCCCGTATCGAGCCTCGCCGACATCGTGTCCGTCGATGTTGCTGGCCTGCCGATCTTGCTCTGCATGAGCGACAGCGGCGCAGTTACCGCTCACGGCGCGCCTGATCGCGGCACCGAGCTACCAGCGCCATCAGAGCCGACTTTGTCTGCGCCACTTGGACAGGTGGCTACGTCCTACACCATGCGATACAGGGACGGACGCTCTGGCGCCTCGTCTGACTAGAAGAGGGCAGTGCCGCCATGACCGTCACGACGCGATTCAACGGCTCAAAGCCGATCACCGCCGCGCAGGGCAGGTACGGCGAGGTCATCCTCGTGCAGGGCGGCGGCGTTCGCCCCGCGCGCTGGTCTGGCGTTGGCGCGGCCGTTGACGCAGGCATGAACAAGCCGGTCGCCGCCCCAACGATTGCTCTCAACTCGCTGCCGCTGTATTACGTGGCGCGGGTTGACGTTTCCAAGCCGGGCGCGTGCTACAACAAGCCGCCCGTCGTGACGCTGTCTGGCGGTGCGGCCGCTGTTGCCAACGGAGGCCGCGAGGCCAAGACTCTGGCGTACCTCAGCCAGGGTGGCGTGTACGAGATTGCCGTGCAGGATGGCGGGAAGGGCTACCCGGAGCCCCCCTCCGCGACACTAAGCGCCACGCACGGTTCTGGCGCCAACATCAAGGCCACCCTCGCCGGACCAGCAGACCCGGACCCGAAGCGCGGGAGCCCATACACCGGCATCACGCAGTGGGAGATTGTCGAACAGCCTGCTGGCACGAACCCAGTGCTGAACTGCCCTTCTGGCGATGTCGCCCGCTTCGCGGCAACCAACTGCGTCAATATCGACCTTCCGATTGACGGCAACGGGACGTTCACCGTAGAGGCAGGCTCGGCCTACGTCCGCAAGCGCGGCGCGCTTGGCACCATCGACCCGTGCAACCCACCGGCCGAGTTCTTCACGCAGAGCATCACCTATACGGTTTCTGGCGTGACGGCTGGTACAGGCGCCGTCCTGCGACTGCGCTGGGATGGCGCAGTGTGGTACAACACGTGCGCTGGGCCGCTCGGCAACGGCGCCAGCCTGTGGTATGGCGCCACCGAGCTTGAGTCGGCAGAGCCACACATGTGGGGGGCAGGCTATGGCGCAACAGAAGACATCAGGGTCACGATAGATTCGATCTACGGCGAGGAGGCGCAGGTCGTCATCGAGGGGTACGCCGCCAGCAACCCCAAGAACACGATGTCTCGCGGCCATTCCCTCGCCAAGCTGGATATTCTGTCTGGCGGCAGCGGATACGTCGTCGCACCGGCCATTTCGATCGCCAGCGACACCGGCTTTGGCGCGTATGCGACATGCACAGTCGCCGGAGGCGCGATCGCCTCCGTCAAGCTTGAGAACAGCGGTGGCGGCTACCGGCTCCCTCCGACGGTCACGGCCGTCTCCGGAGGCGCAGAGGCGTTTGTGGTCGCTCGCCCGCACTTGCGCGGAAAGTATCAGTGCTACACCCGATTCGTTGACGCCACGCCAGAGGGCAGCGGGGGACCGATCCCGAGCAGCCTGAGTCCGGTGCGAGAGGTCGACGCAGGAGAGGGCGCGCGGAGCATGACATGGTCCGTGCCAGCCGTCACCGGTCGCGCCGCACTTGTGGAGTTGTGGCGCACCAGCAGCAATCAGGCCACGACGCTATACCGAGTCACATCGACCTCTGCGGCGTCGTTCGTGGACTCGCTGACAGACGAAGAGTTGCGCGACCCAGACCGCGCCGGATACGCCGCCATGCCGATCGTGCTGCCGAACGGCGAGATCAACGCCAATCGGTTCACGCCGCCTCCGTCAGACAAGGCAGTGGTCGTCAGGTTCCAAGACCGGTTCTGGTACGGCGTCGACACTGGAGGCGCCCAGCCGAACACCGTCTTGTTCTCTGAAGTGGATGAGCCAGAGAGCGTGCCGGAGTCCAACGAGCTTGTCATCCAGCAGAATGCAGCCCAAGCGGACAGCCTGCGGGCGTTGATTCCGTTTGGCCCGACACTCCTGCTAATGCAGTCGCGGCACGCCTACTCCCTGTCGTTTTCCAAGCAGCCCGTTCTCGATGCGCAGGTTGCGCCGATCGCCTACAGGGGTGCGCTCAACCAGCGCTGCTGGGACATCCACAATGGCGTGTGCTATGTCATGGATCAGTACGGCGTGTATGCGCTGGCGCCGTCAGGAGGCGTTGAGCCACTGTCGGACGCCATAGACGACATCTTCAACGACCGGATCGACTTCAGCAAATCGGACTGGCCCTTCGTTGTTGTCGATCACGCCGCCAGCACGCTGCGCGCCTTTGTGGCGTTCAAGGGTGACGACTCGCGGGAGGAGCAGGACGGGTACGCCACAAAGGCTCTTTGCTACAGCATCGCAAGCAAGGCGTGGTGGATCGAGTCGTACCCAACGCAGGTGCGCAGCGCTGCCCACGTGCGACTCGCCAGCGGAGACTTTCGCTGCGCGTACGCCACGCCGCACGGTGCATTCCTTCTTGACGAGGGGGCGGTCGACGTTGGGGACGGCTCTGTAGAGTCCGTCGTGCTGACTAATCGCGGCACGGGATACAAGCTGCCCCCAGTCGTGACGGCGACCGGCGGCGTTGGGGCGACGTTCCAGGCATCTGTCGATTCGTCCGGGTCGCTGTCCGCTGTGTGGATCACCAATCCCGGATTCGGGTATGCCCCTGGCTCCCTGTCCATATCGCCGCCAGACGACCCGAACGGAACGCAGGCCGTCGCCACGTTCTCGGTGGCGGGCGAGGCCGACCCGATGTACCCCACGTACCGCTTCAAGAGCGGCTGCATGGCATATCCGAGCGACTCCGACGATCCGAAGGCGGCGGCGCAGCACCCGCGTGGCGTGAGCCTTTTGTACAAGCCGCAGCCGTCTGCATGTGAGTTGTCCCTGCGCACCTACTACAACAACGCCCCTCACCCGCGCCCAAACGTCGCCCCTCGATCGCGTGGCGTGGGATTCTCGTATGACACCGTTGACAACGCCGCCCGCCTGGACATGGCCGCTCTCACCGTGCGCTATGGCTACGACACGGGCGTTGCCAAAGCCATGCTGGCCGGGCGCACGATGGATGACATTGCGTCAGCCGACAGGCACGTGGCCGTCGAGATGCTGGGCGCACGCAAGAACGCCGCCCCTGTGGAGTTCTACCGCCTGGACGTAGAGGGAGGGTGAGCGTGAGTTCGTTCAGCCTACAGAACAGCCAGATTCGCGGCGCGCTAGAGGCGGCTGGCATGCCTTCCGCGCAGGCCGCAACGATTGCCAACATCTTGGGCAACGCGGCGCAGACAATGCGCCATGAGGGCGTGATCGAACATGACCGCACGCCGAAGTCCATGCGCATGGTGGATGCTGACAAGCGCCGCCACGTATTCAAGGAATTAGATTTCAAGCGGCAAGACCCAGACCATCGCAGGCGGCTTACTCCGGACGGCGAGGAGCGCGCCGCTCCTGTCCCAGAGCCTGACGTTCTCATTACCGTATCTCCGCAGCAGTCGCCAGATGCGTTTCGCGTGGCTGGCGGCGCCTATACCTCAGCCAACGGCATAGGCGATGCGACCAAGATCGACCTCAACGTGAGGCACGACGGCCCGTGCCTGTTCGCTGACCCGGCCACCAACACGCTGCGCGGAAAGACGCTACGCGCCGAGTGCGGTGGTCGCGATGACGGTCGCGTCAGGCTCTGGATCGAGGAGCGTGACGCCGAAGCGGTGTGGAAGCTCCAGATGGTCAACATCAGCCGCACGAAGGTCGTGACTGGCATCGAGCATCAGCCGGGTCGCGGCCTTGTCGTCACGTATCAGGAAATCGACGCATGGACGATAGGCCAGCCCACCAGACGGCTCGTGCCGATTCCGGCCGCTGGGGATGGCGTCAGCATCACCGCGCCGATCATCATCGGCAAGCGCGACGACCTTGACGAGTGGGAGAAGGACGAGCGGGCGTCCTTCCGCCAGTACCAGATGGTCCCTGGCCCATTTGACGACCCTGAAGACCCGATGACATGGGAGCAGCACGGGGTGGCGATTGAGGGCGACCCGATTCCGGATGTCCAGAACCCGTTCCGCTACATTCGGCCCGGCCAGTTCGTGGCGATCGCACAGGACGCGAACGGAGACTGGGCCGTCGTGGAGTCCGAGATCGGCTGCGGCGAATCGTCAGGGCATCACGGCGCCGAGATCACGCGAGAGGGGCTGCTGCCAGAAAACTTTGAGGTAGGCGTCGGCCAAATAGCTGGAGGCGACGAAAACGCGCCGCAGGTGCTTGTGCAGCAAGGCGGCTGCACGCGCTGGGTGTCTACGAAATTACTGCGAACTGTGGCGGCAGAGCCTGAGTTTCCCGACAGCCCGCTCCAGTCCGACGGCAGCGGCGGGATTGAGTGGACGGAGCGCGTCGTGTGGGCGCTTCCGTTTCCTGACGCATTCGGCAACATCCTGTCAGCCAGCGGGGGCGTGGGCTGTTCTGATCTTGGTCAGCGCATCACCGGAGGCTCCGTGCAGTTGCAGTCTGGCATGCCGACTGGCGAGCGACCAGGGCGCATTGAACTGACTGGCGCGTGCCGAAACAGAAACATCGGCGTTGTTATCGCAGTGGACAACTGCCCTGCGCCCAGCCCGTCGTACTAGGGGCATTCCATGCCTGTCGCCTCCTCTCAGGCACTGCTCGCCAGCGACGGCGTGCTCGCTTCGGCCGACTGTTGCTGCGCACAAGCGGCTCCCGTTCCATGCCAGACGATCAACTGCGTCACGTTCACGTGGGACATCGAGTACCTCGAACAGGACGCCTGGACGAACCAGCAGCAGGAGGTGTGGCATCGCTACGAGGGTTCCGCCACTGTGCGGTGCGCCTCCGGCGCCCGGAGGCTCGTCTGGCTGAGGCTGTCGTCGTGCTTCGGCACGGGCGCGACAGCGATTGTCACTGCGCCCACCGGCCACCTCAGCACCGACATGGGGCCGATCACCGCCGCCGTGATTGACTCTCCCGGAAGCGGCTACGCCAAGCTCGGGAGGGTGGCGCCGACGCTGACATTGAGCGGGAGCGGGTCCGGCGCCACGTTCACGCCGACGCTGTCGGCCTCGTATGACGCCTGTGGCGTACCGCTGTGGTCGATCGCCAGCGTGTCATGTTCCGGAGGCGAAGGATACTCCAACGGAGAGCTGCTGTCGATTGGCTTGGGAGCGGGCGTTCAGCAGCCGCACAGTCACGCCGACGCCTATGCGTACGTCATCGTACACACTGAGCCGCGCTCAGAACCTCCTCTTGTTGCGGAAGCCACGACTGGCAGCGGCGCTACGTTTACGGTGGCTACCGCTGCGACGGTGGACGGCTACCTGCGGCAGGGCAACCCCACATGGCTTGTCAGTGCCGTTCTTGTAGACGGCGAGACTGCTGGATACGTCGATAAGGAACCACTTACGTTCAGCTATCCAGCAGGCGTCACGGAGCAGGAGGCTGCTTCCGCCCGCGTTCGCACTGTGCGCGCAAAGCCGACCGTCGAGGCCACGACTCTAGGCGGCGCCTCCCTGACTGTCCTCCTTAGCTCGTTTCACGTTTCGCACCTCGACCAGCCGACGTTTGGTTTCGGCACGCTTGGCGACAAGCTCTGGAGGGTGTCTGGCGTGCGTGTCATTGACGGCGGCGCGGGCCATTCCAACGGCGATCCTGTCACGTTTACGGTGACAAACGGAACGCAGGTGACAACTGCGAGCGGGACGATTGTGACCGGCACTGGGGCGCGGGAGAATCCCCTCCTCACCCCGTACGTGTGGGGTTTTGACGGCACCACCGCAGGCAGCGGCGCAGTGCTGTCTGCGACGATGGCAAGCAACGGAGGCGCTCCGGAGGAAACGTGGCGCGTGGACGCGATTACAGTTGTGGATGGCGGCAGCGGCTATCAGGTCGGAGAGTATTTCTGGTATTCGCAATTCGGACTTGGGTTTGACAACGTACCTCCGTACTACCTAGTTGCGATAGACGGGTGGTTTATATCGAGCGTCGATGAGAATGGCGCTATCACAGGAGTCGGAAAGGACGAGTATTTTGGCGGCGGTGCGTTTTATAAACAAACCGTCCTGGATACCGGCGTTGTCGAGTCAGTCGCTCTTACCTCCGGCGGCGGCTTCTACAAAGACACGGGCGTAATCGAGAGAGTGCAGGTGCTGGATGGAGGCGCCTATTACTACTACACGGGTACGCCCACTGGATGCACAGTCGCTGGCGGCGGAAAGTATTACAAGGAAGACGCCACGCTGCCGCCGTACGTCGCCAACGTGACGGCGCACATTCGGCAAGAAGCTCCAAGCAATGGGGACGGCGCTGCTTTTGCTGTCGCTGTGGGCGCCAACCCGAACGATGCGCTCACCTTTGGGCGCGTCACGGGAATAGCCATTGCCAATGGCGGCGACGGATACTTGGCCGTCCGGACGGCGCACCCAGACCCATATCTGATGACATGCCTGAACGGCAATCCGGTCAGCGCGCCGCCAAACTTTCCGCTTGGCAATCCTGGCTGGGATTGGCAGGAGAGCAACGGGCCTCCAGGGACGCATCCCGTCGTGTTTGGGGTAGGCGGGTTTTGGGACTGCTGCGCCACATCCTTTTTCACGACATCCGACTTCAACGAGGGCATGATCGTATGCCCGCGAGGCGCGCTAGGCTTTGAACATACCAACGTAGCCGAAGGCATCGTCACCGTGCGTGGCACGGTCACGGAGACGTTCAACGAAATTGACTTTGCGGAAGACTGCGAGTGCCCAAATCAGTTCCCATGATCACTGGCCCGAGAAAGCAGTTCGAGGCTCGATGCCGCCAGCGTGGATACACGCTAGACGAGGTTCGCGGGTGCATAGTGTCTGTAGATGCCGACCAGATCACGGTAGACGAATCTCATCCGTCCTACCCGGCGGCGGCGCGGCCAATGGCTGGAGGCGCCGGGTCTGAGCTAAAGGCACTGCTGCGCGCTATAGCAGGCGTCAGCGCCTCGCCGGACTGCTCCTGCAACGCCCGCGCCCAGCAGATGGACGACTGGGGGCCGGATGAGTGCGAACGCCGCCTGCCGGAGATTGTGGGCTGGCTGGAGGAGCAGGCACGGGCCAGAAAGCTGCCTTTTGTGCGGTTTGCCGCCGAACAGGCCATAAAGCTCGCCATTCGGAGGGCGCGCAAAGCCGCCGCTCGGTAGCTGTTTCGCGGACATAAATCCTGCGAGAGGGCTACCGATGATCTTTCCGTCGCACATCACCAGCTACAAGGCTCCCGGATCGCAGTCCAGCAGCAGCGAGGACTACAGCCTTGACTACAGCGGGCTGGATGAAATCCGCAAGCGCCGGGACGCCGCGTCGGAGCTTGAGGGTGAGAAGCAGGGCGCCCTGTATAGGGGCGACCTCGAAGGGTCGATGAAGGCTGGCAGGCGCATCAAGAGCCTGCTGTCCGAGATCGGCAACATCGAGCCGGTTCGCCTGTCGAGCTACCGCTCCAGCGGGTCTTCTGACGCCGACGGCGAAGTCTTTGGCGGCGAGCACGCCGACCTCGAGTACCTCAAGGCGATGGCGCAGATGGCTGGCAATCGTGGCGGCGCAGGTGGCGGCGCAGGTGGCGGCGCTCCTCCCGCACAAAGAATTGCCGCCCCGCCCGCGCCGCCACGATTCAAGCCGCCGACTGCCGCAGATGTGAAGCGTGGCGACCGCAAAGACCCCAAGACGCCCGGACTCCACATGATGACTGGCGACCCGCCGTCGTTCCTTGACAGAGCTTAGGAGAGATGCCGTGAAGCAGTTTGGATACACGCCGTTCGGCACGACTGCCCGGATGTTCCAGTCGAACAATCCGGACCTGATCGCACAGGCCGAGAACATGGCCGGTGAATACGGTCGCGACCTCCGCAAGGAGCAGCACGAGATGGGCTTGCAACGGCAGGAGCAGGCTCGTCGGCAATACGACTCCGAGACGCAGCGGCAGAAGATGGGCCTGCTCGGCGGCCTGCTCGGCGCACCTCGAAGGATCGGGTGATGTACCAGCAGTCGGTCGGCTTCAATCCGGGCGGTCGCCTCCTTTCTGGCCTGAGCAAGAAGGGTGACGCTGGGGCGTTCGCTCACGGTCAGGCCATGTCGGCATCTGCGGACCTAAACCTAGAGCGTGAGCAGCAGAACCAAGAGGCTGGCGTGCGGCAGATGCAAGAGGACAGCCAGCAGCGCCAGCGCGAGGCCCAGAACAAGACGACCCGGCTCCAGAACGACGCCCAAATCCGCACCCGGAAGGGCGACTTGCAGTCGCGGAAGAACGTGTTCAACACCGGGATGGCCTTTGACTATGCCTCGCTGAACAAGCGGCGGCAGACGGCGCTCCAGCAGGCGCTACTCAACGGACTGGCGAGGGACTTCTAGTGGCCGTTGGCGACGACTTGATGCTCCCTAAGACGCAGCGGTCGCCGTTGCGCGGACTGACTGCACCGGCCTCGCGCCAGCAGTCGCCGCCCTCGTACGGCTACCGCCCGCCGATGATCAACGACGGCAAGGTGCAAGACGTTGTGAGCAACCAGCTTGCCTCGTCGGCTGGCGCCGGGCAGATGGCGATGCAGGGCATGGACCGAGCGGGCGTATCTAGAGGTCGCGGCCAGCAATACCGTGCAGACATGGCGCAGGCCGGTGCTGACGTAAGCGCCCGCACCGCCGCCGCCAAGACGGAAATGGGCGCCGCTGCCGCCAACGCCAACACCCAAGCTGCCTACGACAACGCCATGCGCAACGAGCAGCTTAGCAACGCCGGGATGCTCGAAAGCCTGCGCAACATGTCGGCGATGGAGCGGCTTGCTAGGCAGGGATGGCTGCAAGACCAGAGCGAGGCTCGCCGTCGCGGCCAGTTCGGACTCGACCAGATTCAGTTGGATTACACCCCGCTACTTGGCGGCCTGTTTCAGTAGGAGATTCGTCATGGATGAGCGCGTTCTGCTTGCGATGTCTGCCCCTGCGCTGCGGGAGTACATCCGCAGTCAGCTTTCAAAAAAGAACAAGCCCGCCGACGACAAGCAGTCTGACGAGTCCGACAAGGAGCGTGAGGCGCTGGCCGACCTGCACGAAGAGACGAACGGCACGGCCCCGAAGGTTCCTGTCACGAAGGAAGACATGCCGTTCGACATCGGCGAGGACGACGAGAGCGGCGACGAAGCGTCCGAAGCCTCTGCTGAGGCAGATGCCGATGACGAGAAGCCAGCCAAGACTAAGAAGCGGAGCAAGGAATGAGCGTTCCCGGCAAGGGGTACAGCCCGAATCCGTCCAGCTTGGCTCCCGGCGCCCGGCTTGCCCGCATCAAGCAGATGCAGCGTGAAGCCAGCCGTCTTGCCGCCGAGTCGGCCAGCCCTCGCCCGAGCGGCGTTGCCGCACCGACGCAGTGGGGCCAGTCCAGCCCTCTTCCGCCCGCCGCCGTAGTCGAGCCACCGGTAGCCGCCCCTGCGCCCGTTCTGGTTCCGGCGCCAGAAGGCACTCCGCAGCGGATTCCTTACGATCTTGGAAACGGAAGGCTTCAGGACGCGGACGGCGTTCCGGCAATCCGCCTCGATGGCTCGCGATTCCAATTTGCCGACGGCACCGTTGTTGACGTTGAAGGCAACGTGCTTGGAATGACGGCGCAGGGCGACCTGACCACTACGTCAGCCACGCCTGCCGACAACCTTGATGCCTCTGCGGTCGAGATGGACGAGGCTCCAAAGGGCGGCGCGAAGAACCTCAGGCCAAACCAAAAGAAGGTCGACCAGCTAGACAAGCTCGCTGGGGAAGTTTGGGGAGTCACGCCAGAAGCCCCTGAGGAATCGCTGCGTCATGGTTCCGTGCTCAGGATCGCCAGGAAGGTGTCGGCCCTCTCTGGAGACGAGTTGGCGGAACTGGCAAAGCGTATCTCTCGCGACCCCGCTGAGGCCCAAGAGAGGCTCAGTCGACTTGCCGCAATGGCTGGCGCCGACCCGGAGGGGCGTTCCGCCGCCGCGATCGACACGGCCGCGCAGGCGGTCGAGGCCGCTGGCGTGCCGCGCCCGCGCTCGGCAGACGCCCAGCCGTCCATCGAGGATGCTGCCATCACGCGCAGCCTGCTTATAGAGTCGATGCCGGATGGCGACTGGGGTGCGCTCGCAAAGGCATTCGGCAGTCTCGACCCCGAGCAGCGTGCGGTGGTACTGAGCCGTCTGTCTGCCTCTGGCGCCACCACGCCAACGCATCGCTTCTACCCTGCCGGAGCAGACAACCCATCGACGGCCGACGCCTCCACCACTCGTGGCTTTGTCTCGCGAATGCTGGATGGCAGCTCGCCGGAGCCGACCATAAGCCCGAATCAGATGGCGCTGATGCTCAGCCCAGTGAACGACGCAGACGATTTGCTCATGCAGATCGACAACGCCAAGCGCACTGGCAATGCGGAGCTTCAGGGCCAGCTTAGCGCGCAACTGCGCGAGTCCATGCAGAGCGGTGCGTTTACCCGTGAGCAGATGGACGAGGCCGTGAAGCGATTTACGCTCCGGCGTCAGGTAGAGCAAGAGTTCCGCAACCAGATCATCGGCGTGAACCCGGACTACGACGGCGCTCAGGTCCGCATGCTTAGGGCCAGCATGCCACCGGCGCAGCCGACCGCCATTCCGCCTGGAGCCCGCTCTCCGGAGATTTCTCCGGTCGATGAAGTTCCGGCCCCGCAGGGGGCGGATGCGCAGGCGGCTCTTGATGAGCGTGCAGCGCAGGTCGCGGCCAATGCGACCGGAGGCGGGCTGACTCGCGCCCAGCGCATCGAAATGCTCGGCCTCGACCCGAATAACCCGCAGGCGATGCGAAAGGCCGACCTTGCGTTCAAGGGTCGGGACGGGAGAGGGACGCCATTCGAGTCGCGTTCTGCTGGCGACCGCGCCGGAGAACTCGGCACGCTTGACGAGCAGGCGATCGAACAGGCCGAAGAGCTTAAGGCCGCAATAGATATGGCGCAGGCCGAGCTTCGGCTCGCCCAGATGGGGCGCACGCCCAACCCTGAGGCGGATGTCGCTGCCGCACAGCAGACGCTGCGCAACCTCTACGCCCGCGAGGACAAGCTATTTCCGCCTCGCCTCATCAACGAGCGCACCGGCGAGGTGCGGCTCGCTCCCGCCTCCATGCTGGCAAACCCGCGCAAGGTTCCGCCTGGATTCGTCATCGAGCGGGGCCGCCGAGCAAACACCGACTCGTGGCTGAATCGTCCCGGCCAGCAAGAGACATTCGACAGGATCATCAGGACTGGCGCAGGCATGCAGCCGCGCGGTGCCGATAACATCTCGCGCGCCAGCGACGACATGTCTAAGTTCGATCGGGCGATGATGCGGGAAGAAGCCATCGAGATGTTCGGCGAAGAGGCCGCCGCCCTGATGGAGGACATCGACCCCGACTGGGCCGTCGACACCAGCGACCTGAGCGACCCCTCTGCCCCCATCAAGCCGGGCCGACTCGGCGGGGCGCAGCAGCAGAGCCTCGCGCGAGCCGCCGTGCTGTCGATGTACAAGGGTCGCAACCCGCTTAGTCTTACAAACCCGCGCACAAAAAAGCGGTTCACGGTGGAAGATGTTGTTGACGACCTGTTCACGAAAAGCACGGACTTCAACAACCCCGACAGCGCTAACACGCAGATGGCTAAGGAGCGCTGGAAGGCGCTCGTGGAGCGTGAGTTCGGAACTTCTGGCAAGCCTGTTGTCACGCGCATCGAGGAAGACGGCCGCGTCGTGACCGAAGAGGTGCCTTTTACGAACGCTACGCCAGCCCCTGCGTCCTCTCCCGCTGGTGGCATCGGCACGGCGCAAGACCCGGCCAGCATTCCGCGCGAGGGAGCGCGGGACATGCGCGGACTTGGTCGCGGCGTGCCCAATCAGCGCGGCTCCGTTCAGCAGCTTGCGCCCGAGCAGCGGCTTGCAGAGTACGAGCAAAAGCTGGAGGCGTTCCAGAGGATGGTTGGCAGGAGGGGGTACGCGGCGACGGCCAACTCCGACGTTCTGACGCCACGCACGCGCCCAGAAGGCGCTGGTTCGCCAATCTCTTCGCCAGAAGAGCAAGGCTTCCCGGTGCCGATTGACTCGTCTGGCGTTCCGGTGGCGGTCAAGCCCGCCATGCCGAGCGGTGCTAGAGACTTCTCCGCACCTGAGACTGTCCGGTCGCCTGAGGAGCAGGCGCTGCTCAATTCCAACATCCCGCTTGATGACCCGGAGGTGATCGACGCCCCTGACGATCCGACTGCTAAGCCAGCGGCTGCTGGCGACACGGCCGAAGTGGCAGACGCCCCAGACGATAAGCCGCGCTCTCGCGGTCGGCGCCGGACGAGCAAGGAAGAGAACGACGAACTGGTGCAGTTCGAGCAGGACGTACGTGATGAGTACCGCGACTCCGGCCTGAGCGACGACGAGATCGAGCAGGAAGTCAGGCAGCGAGTCAACAGGCGACGAGCCGAACTTGAGGCAGAGACTTCGGCTGCGGTTGACGCCGCTGACGATGCCGATGTGGTCGACGCCCCAGACGATGCGCCCTCAAAGCCCGCGAGCCCGGAGCCTAGCCGCCCGACTGGCGCGGACGGCGAAGACATCGTTGACATGCCCAGCGATACGCCCGCCAAGCCAAAGGGCGACGGCAGCGGTTCGGAGCCGCCGGATGGGCCGAAGCCAAGGGGCGAGGGCAGCGACGGGCCTGCCCCCACCCCAAAGAAGCGGCGGCTCCCCTGGAAGCGCGCTGCGCTCGTTGGGGCTGGCACCCTTGCGTACCTCTACCGCAACGCGGGCCAGCCGGTGCTGGACGGGCAAATCAACGTCCCTGGCGAAGGTGGCCCTGGAGGCGGTGGCTCTGGTGGCGGCGGCGGGACGCCATATATCCCTGTGGGCGCTGGCGGCGCCTCTGGCGTGGGCGCAGGCCCGTCCTCGCCTGAGGACGCCATTGAGCGTGCGCTTGAGCGGCTGCGTGGCTCGCGGAAGCCGAGCGGCATGCCTGCCTACAACACCATGTTCAATTACACGTACCGGAGCTAGGCGATGGAAGAGTCGAGAGCAGACAGGATTCGTCGCCTCAAGGAGGCCGGGATCGACGTAAACCCAAACCAGTATGCGGCCGAGCCTCGCCTGACTCGCAACGGACCAGTCCCAGACTCTGCCGTCAAGCCAGACGGCGGCGATCGCGTGGGCGATGGCGACTCCTGGAAGACGTACTGGGCCACCATCGGCCAGCCAGTTGTCGACAACGCCACTGCCAGCCAAGAGAATGAAATAGGCGCTGGCTCTACTGCGCAGGCGTACAAGTACGTCACGGGGTACGCCAACGCTGGGGACATAGGGCTTCCGATCACGATGGAGGCGCGGCCTCGCCGCTCCGGAGAGAAGAGCGCGGATCGGCCGCCACGCGAAGAGACTTTGTTTCGCCATGACACCGGCCTGTCCCAGCAAGAATGGGACGATGCAATGGCGAGTGCAGATTCGCCATCCGGCATCCTGCCCGGCGAGGAGCAAGTCTCGACGCAGGCCACGCTGCGCAGCATGACTCCCGAAGAGCAAGCCGCCATCAGAAAGCGGTATGACGGCAGCGGCCATACCGGCACGATGTCGTTCGAGGACTACCTGACCGACAACTTCGGCGAGCTAAAGCCGACCGATCGCGAGGTAGCCATGCGACGGTTCGCGACGGCTACGCCACGCATGTCGCTCGGCCGCGACCCGAACCTGCCGCCCGAGACGAACACCGCTCTGGCAGACTCCAGGCGGGCCGCAGGCAAGCCTCTGCCAGAGGGGCGCGCCGCTCGACAGTACACGCCCGAGCAGCGGGCTGCGATGTCCGAAAACGTCGAAAGCCCAGAAGTCCCCATGACTGCCGATGGCGGCAGCTACACCACGAATGTAGACGGCACCCGGAACCGTCGCGCCCCGAACCAGCAGATGCTCGCGACCGCCGAGCAGATCGCCGCCGATCCAGAGCAGGGGCCGGAGTCCGACTCCTACCTCTCGGCGCTCGCGCAGGCGTACCACATCGACGCCATCCAGTACGGCGACGACATGGACTTGCTGCGGGCCGACGTAATGCGCGAAAAGGCGAAGCACGACAAGCTCGGCCAGTATCTTTCCGTCGTGCCGAACCCGATGTCGCCCGGCCAGGACATGTACGTGTCGGACCCGCGCAAGCAGGAGGAGGGCCGCAGGCAGTTCCAGTCGAACATGACGGCACGCCAGCGGAACAATGTTGCGATCCGCATGGCTCGCGCCTACACGCGCGTGATGACTGACGAAGACAGGGAGCGGCTTGCTGCGGCGGTGCAGTCTCCGAACGGCGGGCCTGAGCTTGAAGCCCTGCGGATGGACTTGCAGCGGCGGCAGGGGGAGAGGTCATGGGCCAACCACCTCGACCGCGTAGCCGGGCAGGCTCTTAGCCGTGACATGGCGAATCCGGAGCGCGCTCGTGGATTCATGATCCAGACGCTCGCAGCGGCCGTCAAAAACGGCGACCCGATGGCGCAGGCTGCGGCCTACAGCATGATGGGCCAGCCCATGCTCGCCATCCGCGCGATGGACGCCGCCATGAACGACCGCAATGCTGCTGCTGGTCTGGCTGGCATCCAGGCCCAGCTTGGGGCGCAGGGGGTCGCAGAAGACAACACGGTGGCGGGGCAGCTCAACGAGCAGTTGCAGGGGGTGTTAGCAACGCCGGATGACGTTGCTGCCGCGCAGTCGCTGCGCAGGGTGTACATGCGGTCCGGATTTGACGCAGGCGACATTCCACAAATGATGGAGGATTTCTTCCTTAGGAACCGGCCTGCTCATCCGATTGCGCAATCCGCCATGAAGAGAATGCTCAAGAAGGGCAAGGCCGCATTTATGGAGTGGGCGCCCTCCGCGATGGGGATCACTGTTGACGAGGCAAGCGCCGTGTACGACGAAGAGGCCGGCACTCCTGCCGAGCAAGGCGCGCGATCTGCTCAGGAGTGGGGCCAGTGGGCAGAAGACGAGGCAGGCCGGGTGGCAGGATTTTTTGGCGGCGGTGGCGGTGGCGGTGGCGGTTCGCCGCAGGCGTGGGGCGGCGCGCCGCCGCTCGCTCCTCCGAAGAAGTGAGGTAGCGGTGCATGGAACTCTTCGATCCGCCGCCGTCGGGGCGCAGGCGACCGGCTGGCTACATACCGCTCTTTGACGAAGCTGCCCTCGCCGACGAGCCTGCGGCGCAGATCAACGTCACGCCCGAGATGCGCGACTCCGTGCTGAGCGAGCTTGGCGCCGTAGCGGGCGGCACGCTGTCTCGAGTCGGCGATGCGCTTTCTGCTCCCGGCGATTACCTTCGCGGCTTTCTAGTCGGCAAGACGGGCGAGCGCGTCACTGGTCGCGACCTTCTCCGAGAGGCCGGACTTGTCGGCGAAGAAGACAACTGGGGCAACTTCACGGCTGGCCTTGTTGCGGACGTTGCCACCGATCCTCTTAGCTGGATCACCGGTCCCGCCAAGTCGGTGACTGCTGCTGGCAAGGCGCTGCAAAAGGCTGGCCTTGCCGACGCCCTTCCGTCTGCCATGACGCGCAAGGCTATCTCGACTGGAGCCGTCGCCAGGAAGGAGCTTCCTGGCGTAGCAAAGCGCACGCTGGAAGCCCTTGAGAAGACCGGGCGAAACATTAGCGAACTCGACCCCGCCGTCGTCGGCAGGCCGCTGTACGGCACTCGTACGTCCATGCGCGCTGGCACGCTCGATGATGCCATCCGATACGCCGGAGACGAGAAGGCTCAAGCGGCGGCAGAGAAGGCGCTGCTTGGCGTGCTTGGCCCGGACGAACTGGCCCGCCTGCGCAACCAGCCACTTGCCAAGTCGTTCGGCCTTGCCACTCCTCTCGGCGAAACCTTTGCGGCTGGCGACCTGCTTGGAAAGGGATTTGGAGACGCCTACGCAGACATCCTCGACACGGCCGGTCAAGCCTACCGCTGGAGTCCTGTCGGTCGCGGCATGGCTGCTGCCTTCGATCAGAGGGTGGGCGGCAAGCTGGACCCGGAGGTGCAGCTAACCAACATCGCGAACTTCGAGGCGAAGCAGAAGGCGGGCGGCATCGCGACGGCAGCTCACACCTATCACATCGCGAAGCTCCAGCAGGAGCATCCGGACGTTTTCACTGAACAAGGCAACCGCCATCTGGGCCGCTACCTCGAAGGCCCGAACGTCCGCAAGCAGGAAGACATCGACTTTGTCGAGAGCCGCCCAGCCCTGAAGGAGTACGCCGACTGGTGGGTGAATAACCGGCAGGACTACCTCGCCGAGTCGCGCCGCATGGGCCTTTCGTCTGCGGAACTCACCGACAAGTACGGGATCGACTACCTGCCCCGCCGGGCAGAGGCCATCCTTGAGATGGAGGCAAGGCGGAACCGGAAGCTCGGGGAGGTGCTAAACACCTTCACGGGCGACATGCTGCGGCGTACGGACGCCATGCAACTGCCCGGCGGGCGGGACACGATCATCGACCTGTCACGAGACAAGATGGTGTCAGGCCCGAAGCGCACGCTCAAGACAGACGAGCAGGCCACGCAGTACCTGCTCGACAAGCTGACGCCGATGATCCCGGCGGGCGGGCCAGCGCTCGCCCGCAAGGACGTTGAGCATCTTGCCCGCGTCCTCAACAAGCTCCCCGACGAGGTGACACAGAAGTCGCCGCTGTTCGGCCAGCATCCGACCGAGATGATCGGATCGTACATGCGCAACCGCAGCGAGAGCATGGCGACGGCAGGCACGCTCGAGGATTCGCTTGCCACGTTTGCCCGCGACATGCCGTACAACCGCGTGGATACGGCGGCGTCTGGTGGGCGGCACATCTCCATGCAGGAGGCGCTTAATCGGCTGGGGCTCAAGAGCTACGACGAGGATGTGGTCGATGCGGCGTCGGACGGCGGCGCCGGATGGCAAATGCGAAAACGCATCGCTGCCATGCGAGGAGGAGTCGATCCAGACTCCATCAAGCTCTCCGAGATCAGCGTCCCTGAGGCACATGTCGACCGCCTCCTGCGGGCGCGTGACGCCTTCGAGACGGGCGAGGCGAGCCAGTCGCTGCTCAACGGCCTCGACCATATCACGCAGGCTTGGAAAGGCTCCATCCTCACGTGGCCTGCGCGAGCAACGCGCGATCTATATTCGGGAGCGATCAGCAACTGGCTTGAGGGGGCGCTCGACCCCGATGCCGTGCGGGCGGCGCGGGCGCTCATGCAGGAGGGTCCGCAGAGCCCTCGCTTCATGCAGTTTCTGGCGTCCATTACTCGCTACGCTGGCGATGACGGCGTAGCGCAGTTCTACGCAGATGTCGCAGGCACCGGACTGATCGGCAACCAGACCATCTTCGAGCATGGCGGCAGCGTAGTCGGCAAGGGCGCACTTGGCATGCTTCCCGGCACAACGCCAGTGACCATGCGCTCGATCTTGAGCGAGCTTGCGCCGCAGGCCGACCGCTCGTGGGGGCAGTTTGCCCGTGACTTTCGTACGTGGCGCTCGTCTCTCAAGCCGCTGCAAGAGACGATGAATCCGATCATGCGCGCTGGCGAGCAGATGAACTCGCTGACGGACGGCATCAACCGCTTTAGCGGCTACCTCTCGCTGATGAAGCAGGGCTACGATCCATCCGCTGCGACGAAGGCCATGCAGCGGGCGCACGTAAACTACGCCAGCCTTTCCGACACAGAGAGGCTCGTGCTGAAGCGGCTTTTTCCCTGGTACAGTTTCCAGTCAAGAATTTTTCGTGAGGTGCTGCGGCAGTTGTCCGAGCGTCCGGGAGGCCGGTATGGGCAGCTCATTCAGGCAACCGAAGCCGTGCAGGACGAGAGCAACGACACGTACGTTCCTCCCGGCATGCGGGCGCAGTTCTCGGTTCCGATCCCGGAGGAGTGGGGCGGCGTGCCTGCTCCCGGCGTGCAGTTAAGCATCAACGACTTCGACGCTCCCGGCTTCGACCAGATCAACATGTTCGAGACTCCCGGCACGCCGTCTGGCGCAATCGCCGGAACTGCTCGCCAGTTTGCCATGCAGTTGCACCCGCTGCTCCGCACGACCGTAGAGCTTGGGGCTGGGAAAGACCTGTTCACGGATCGCCCGATCGGCGAATCCACCTCCACGCTCGACGCGCTGGCCCGGTCCATCACCGGCAACCGCGACATCGACATCCCGGCCATCATCGAGAAGCCGATCGAGATGGCGCCGTTCGTGGGCCGTCCGCTCTACGCCCTGCGAACCCTGCTGGACGACGCTGGCGGCGAGCCGCTTTCGACTCGCGTTCCCCGCACGCTACTCAACGCCACCTCTGGCCTGAAGGTCCGCAAGACCACCGCAGAAGACGTTCGCCGTGCCGCAGCCAGGGACGCGGAAGCGAGCATCGACCCGTACACCCGCGAGTACAAGATGGAGTACATCCCGGAGGCGATGGTTCCACACGTTCCGCAGTGGGCGCTGGAGCGTCAGGCCGTTGCCCGCGCCCTGACTCGCGAGAACCGGGAGGCCCGTAAGCCCGCCAAGAAGTCGCGCAAGAAGAAGCGGGACACGAACACTGGCGCACTGGAGCTATTCGAGTAGCACGGGAGTGCAGGGGATGTCCCTGCGCACCTGCGACCAGTCGATATAGGACTTCTCGGCCAGCCCGACGGTGCGATGCCCTAAGTGCAGGCGGCCCTTTCCGGGATGCTCAATCTCGATGTGGGTGGCGCCAGATCGCCGCAGCCACTTGGATGTGCCGCTCAGGCCGACGCTGCGCAGGTACTTCCGCATACGCACTCGCGCCGCGTTTGCGCTCATCACCCAGCCCAGAATCCTCCCGTCCGGCGATAGCGCCAGCATCTGCTGCACGGCCTCGATGCACTTGGGCGACAGCGTCTTGACATGCGGATCGCCGGTCTTGTGCTGCGACCAGCGGGCCGCACCGTCCTCGATGTCATCCCCCCGCATCTCCCACAAATCCCCCATCCTCGCACCAGTCTCGTACCCCAGCAGCATCCAGCAGCGCAGGAACAGGCCGACCGGGACTTTCTTCCGTCGCACGATCGCCCTCAGCGAGAACGTCCCATTGACACCCGTACAGCACTGCTCTATAGTCCACGCCTTAGTTGGCTTACGCGCCGGTTTGATCTTGACGATTCCTCGTGGCATCTCGTTAACTACTCCGGTTTCGTAAGCCCACCTCCAGATACCAACCAACATGGCTCTCTCGGTAGCAACGGTGACTGGCTTGATGGCATCCATGCGGCGCTTCAAGTACGCATTTATGGCATCGACTGACATCGTTCCGCAGGACCGGGCGACGGCCCTGAGGTTGTTGGTGTAGCCATTGCTCACGCATCGTCCGTTCAGATAGCGCTCCACGATCACAGGTAGATTCAAAGTCATGTTTTTTTCCCCAGCTACGGTGGGCCGCGAGGGTGCAAATGGAAGCGGCACCGTTGGTCGGGCCGATTCGACCGGCACAATCGCTTCGCCTTCGCCCCTACAACCAGCATGTACGAACACTAGCTTTGGTTCGTACGCTGAATATGTAGGGGTCGATATTCGGCGTGGAGAAGCGAACGCCGACTATCACGCTAACGAGACGCACAGGTCGTGCAGTCGAGCCAAAACGCTCCTTGACTCTCCTGTCCTGTACTACCAGCGGTACATAGCCAAGACCCTGCCACCGTTCTCAAGCAGCGCCACCGATCACGGCACGCTGCTTCACTCATGGCTGGAACTGGGCGACGACTTCCTTGAATCGCTGGTCGTTCCTCCGTCAGAAACCCTAACAGCCACCGGGCTTGTTGGCAAAGACGCAGAGAAATGGGCCAAAAACGAGGCTCCGGCCGGTTCGGTCATTGTCTCCCCGAAGGAGCGGGCGCAGATCGTCGCGGAGGTGGCTGCGATCAAGAACCACCCAGCCGCAGCAGAACTCATCTCCCGCATCGCGGATCACGAGTTGGGCGTGTACTGGGAGGAAGCCAATGGCGACCGACTCAAGTGCCGCTTCGACGCGATCACTTCGGACGGCTTGGCGCTCGACCTCAAGACCACGCGAGAGGCAGACATCCTCTCCGGGTTCTGGAAGTCCGTCGTTGACTTCAAGTACCACCTGCAAGATGCGTGGTATCGCAGGGGGATGGAGGCGTGCGGCATGGAGCCAGCGCCCCTCCGCTTCATCGTCATCAGCACATCACTGCCGCACGACTGCCAAGTCGTGACGCTGCCAGACGCCGTCGTTGCCGAAGGGCAGCGGCTCATGGATCGGGCGCTGGCTGATCTTCGTCTTCGTGAAAGCCTCGACTGGTGGTTGCCGGATACGCACGGCGAGGTTGTTGAACTTCAGTTTCCGGCGCATGTCCTGGGGAGGATGAGATGAGCAAGGTGATTGACATGTCTGTGTGGAACGCATGCAGCGAAAACGTGAGCGAGCTTTCCGACGCTATGGCAAAGGCGTTCGGCCAGTTGCAGAACGTCGTCCGGAACAAGGTGTCGCACTTCGCCAAGAAGGGCAAGGACGGCAAGCCGGTTCCTGACTACGCCGACCTCGCGTCGTGCTTCGACTGCATCCGCACGGCGTACTCCACGAACGGCCTGTCGGTGAGCCAGACGTTCCATCCGTACGGCGAGGACGGCACGATCCACCTCGTCACGACGGTGCGTCACTCCAGCGGGCAGTTCGAGCGGTCCTACCTGCCGATGCCGGGACGCATCCCGCCGCAGGAGCTTGCCAAGACGGCGACCTACCTGAAGCGGATCGCGCTCTGCGCCATCGCCGGGATCGCAGCAGATGACGACGACGACGGCGAGCAGGCAGAGAAGTCTGCTGCGAGCGCCGCCGTCAACGACGAGGCCCGCATTGAGAAGGCTCTGGCGGCGAAGATTCGCGCCGCCCAGGACGCCGAGACGATCGCGGCCGTGATGGATCAGGTGGCTCGTGGCGTGTCGAGCAGCCAGCTTTCAGACGCAGCCGCAACCCGGCTTCGTCTGGTTGGCGGCGATGCAGCGACGAAGCTCGCGAAGAAGAAGCCGGAAGCAGAGAAGAAGCAACCGGCGATGGCGTCCTAGTTCCGCACACTCAGGTTGGGGAGCCTCCTCAGCGGCACGCCGGATGCCGTCCCATCCATCCGGCTTTTAAATCATGGACGAGAAGCTGATTGACTACACCCGAGTCGTGGCCCTCATGGCGCAGCAGGATGTGCTGGAGGCCCAGACGGCGGTTCATTTCTGCAAGGCCGTACTCCCGCAACTCCTTGTCGAGTTGGAGGTGATGCGGCGTGTCGCCCAGAACGCGAATGCGTTTCTCGGGTCGATCGCTCCGCAGCCGCAGGAAGCCACTCCCGAGCAGGAGCCTGCCGCCAAGCCGAAGCAGGCAAAGCCCAAGCGCCGCAAGGCTAAGGGGGGGCGGAAATGAGCCGTCAGCAGATTCGCTCGGCCGTCCGTGCGGCCCTTCGTGACTACCAGCGCAGTGCCATCGAGGGCGTGTGCGCAGCCGCCAAGCGAGGCGAGAAGCGCGTCGTTGTGTGCCAGCCAGTAGGCAGCGGCAAGACGGAGATCATTGCGGAACTGTGCCGCATTGCCCGCTACCCGCTGTCGATCGTGCCGCTGGTCGACCTGATGCGTCAGAACCGCGACCGCCTGGAGCTTCGGCTTGGCGAGTCCTGCGACATCGAGCAGGGCGGGAACTTCGCCGAGAGCATCGAGGGGCTGCGCAGCCGTGTCATCGTCGGCTCTCGCGACAGCCTGCTCTCCAATGGTCGGTACAAGGCCCGCGCCTACGAGCGAGTGTCGCTGGTGCTGGTCGATGAGTGCCACGTAGGCATGACTCCACGCATGGAGGAGATGCTGAGGTGGTACGAGGATCGCGGAGCCACGATCGTCGGCTTCTCGGCAACGCCATACAAGGGCAAGGGAAAGGCGCTCCGGTACTGGCCCCGCCCGCAGGTTGTGTACTCGCTGATGGAGGGCATCAACGACGGCTATCTCGTCGGCCCAACGTGCTTCCTGTCGGAGGCGAAGTCGTTCGACCTCACGATGGTGGACGAGGTGTCTGGCGAGTGGAACAAGACGCAGCTTGCTGCGGTGCTGGCGGCGGAACACTTCGCCCAAGAAGTCTCGAGCCTCGTGCTTTCCACGTTCAAGCAGATGCCGTCTGTCGTGTACGCCTCGAACGTGCGTCAGGCGAAGCTTCTGGTCGAGATTCTCCAGCGGTACGGCGCTTCGCCTAGCCTCGTCTACGGCATGCAGAACCCGGTCGAGCGGAAGGCCAACATGGACGCCTTCGTGTCGGGCGAATCCAAGATCATCGTGAACGTCGGCATCTTGGGGTACGGCTGGGACCACCCAGAGTTGATGAATATCTACATGGCGGCTCCGACCAAGAGCCTATCGCGCTATGAGCAGCGTCTCGGGCGTGGCACTCGGGCGTGGCGCAACATCATCCACCCCGAAATGAGCCGTGACGAGCGGCTTGAGGCAATTCGCACCTCGCCCAAGCCGACGTTCAACCTCTTCGACATCACTGATTCAAGTCGCAGCCACCAGCTTCTGTCGGCGCTTGACGTTCTCGACGCCAAGAGCCGCAAGGCTGCGTCCCGCAGGGAGATGATGCGGAACAAGCTGTCGATGGAGGGTACCGCCGCAGTCGATGCGATCAAGGAAGCGGACGCCTTCGAGCTTGCCGAGCTTGAGGCTAAGGCCGCAGAGATGATCGAGAAGCGGAAGCGTCTCGTTGTCGGAGTCACGTTCGATCACAGCACCCGCGACCTGTTCTCCGAGCCGGAAGGCCCGAAGCGTCGTGGCTGGCGGATGCTGTACGGCAAGTACAAGGGCCAGCCGCTGGAGTCCATCCCGGAGGGCTACCTGTCTTGGGTCATGGAGTCGACCAAGAAGGACTCGCCATTCAAGACGGCCGTGCGGACGGAGCTTGGGCGGCGGCAGAAGGGACAGCACGCCGCCAGCTAGGAGGCTGCATGAGCAATGGAGTGCTTGATGGGAAGGTTATTGCAGAAATCGGCGTGGCGATCGCGGTGGAGCGGCTCTTGCGGGCTGGCTACCACGTTGCGGTTCCAATTGTCGACGACGGCTACGACCTGCTGGCCTTCGCGGATCGCCGTCACTGGCGCATCCAAGTCAAGGCGAGCGCATCCCGCGCTTCCAACAAGCGCCGCATCCGCATCGGCAGGGGCAGCTCGAAGGTCGCTCGCTACAGCCCTCGCCACGTTGACGCCTTTGTCGCCGTCAACATCCGAACAAACGTCGTCATGTGCGTTCCCGTGTCTGCGACCGCAGGCCGCGTCTGGCTCAACTGGAGCGAGGCTGGCAAGTGGTCGGACATGGGCGTGCTGCACGACATCAAGCCACAACGCTGTTGATCTTCTCGTGCCGGTCAGCGTTTCAGAAATCAAAACGGTCGAGCCTAAACAAACCGCCTTGAACTTGATCGGGCGGCGGTGTGACTCCAGCGCGAAATCCGGGCAACGGGCAGGTACTTGATCCTGCGAGCAACGCAACGTCCCGGTGGTTAGCTGAGGAAGGGCCATATAAGGCTGGAGTCGCAACCCCTCGTGGGGTAGCTGAGACAGGGCGTCGGGCCTTCCTCAGCACGGATGCGGTACGGACACACACCAGACAAACCATGCCACGCGACCTTGTGCTTCTTCGATACACCGACCCAACCGGCAGGCGCCTTGCCGCCCTGTGCCGCCCAAGCGAGGGCGTCGAGACGCTGCGCCGGGTGGTCGGCGACGAGGAGGAGTCCGACAGGGAGTGGTACAGGCAGGATCACCAGTCCGCTGTCGTGATCGACACGGACGGGACGGTGTCAATCACATCTTCGGAAGACCTGACGTTGCTCTCGTTCTGGTTCGCGGTGGCCGCTAGCTGGCTCAAGACACATGGCGGGTGAGGAAAAGGAGAGGGCGATGGGATCGTTCATTGCAAAGGCGCTGGGGTCGCTGCTCAAGGACGAGCATGAGCTTGCCGAGTGCGCCCGGTCGGTGGCGTCCGTCGTTGCGTTCAGAAGGCACCGCCGCGAAGCGGTGACGAACATGACTACTGGCGAGCGGATGTTTCGGTACGTCATCGACTTCGAGACTGCGGAGCAGGTCGAGGCGTTCGACACTGCGATCCGCCGCGCCATTGACCACGTGTCGAGAGGGGAGTCGTGAGCGATGGGCGCCAGGAACTATCGGCCTTCGCGCAGGAATACCAGTTCTGCGCCGTGTGCTGGTCGCGCTCGGACCTGCACATCCACCACTTGCAGCAGGGCGCTGGGCGCTCGCACGACAGGCGGAACCTGTTGCGGCTCTGTCGGTGGTGCCACGACGGGCTTCACTTCGGTGGCAAGCACGACCTCACGAAGGGCATGTGCCTCACGGCCAAGCGCGAAGTGGACGACGCCTTTTACGACCCTGAGTTCCTGGCTTCGCTACGTCACAAGAGGCATCTCGGCTACGGCCCACAGCGCTACCCGTTTCGTGTGTTCATGTGGCGGCGGAAGAACGGAGTCCCACCGGAGCTAACCAAGATGGCGATCAACTCACGACAGAAGGGAAAGCGCGGGGAACTGGAGGCTGCGGCCGAGTGGAACCGGCACATGCCGAACGCCCACGCCAGAAGGAGCCAGCAGCACTCGGGAACAGAGTCCGCCAGCGACCTCATCAGCCCTGGCACGCCGCACCTCTGGCTCGAAGTGAAGCGTGTTCAGGCGCTGAATCTGACGGCAGTGATGGAGAAGTCGAAGGAGCAGTGCGGCGAGCTGGCCCCAGTGGTATTGCACCGCAAGAACGACAGCGACTGGCTCGTGACCTTCAGGCTCGAAGACATCAAGCGGTTCGTCCAGCAGGCGCAAGGAGCGATGTGATGCCAGAGAACCACTCGTTTCGCATCAACGGCGTCCGGTGGCTGTGGCGATACGCCCGCCTCAAGGGAAGGGCCATTGGCTGGGCGCAGTGGCCCGACAACCGCAGCCCTAACTTGGAGAAGAAAGTTCTGATTGACGAGCGCCTTACCGGCAGGGCAAGGCTCGATACGGAGATTCATGAGTATCTGCATGCCGCAAACCCGACGCTGAGCGAGGAGCATGTCGCGCAGCAGGGGACGGAGCTAAGTCGCATCCTGTGGGCGCTGGGATACCGGCGGATGGAGGAAGCATGAACGTAGCGCTGGAGTGGTTCGAGGTGAGCCGGGCCGCCCTCGTCGGCGTGTCTCGCAATGTCGAGGCGCTGCGCAAGGGATGCCAGAACAGGCTCCCGATCAACGACGAGTGGAGCATTCACATTCTGGGTGCGCTTGGCGAGTGTGCGTTCGCGAAGGCCACTAACCGCTACTGGAACGGCAGCGTGAACACCTTCAAGGCTGGCGGCGACATAGGCGAGAGCATTCAGATACGGACGCGGTCCCGTCATGGCTACGACCTCATCGTGCGCGACAGCGATAGAGACGACGATGCGTTCGTGCTGGTGACTGGCGGGCCAAACGACTTCCGCGTACATGGCTGGGTGCGAGGCAAGGACGCCAAGCGGCCCGAGTACCGACAGAACTACGGCAGTTATGGGGCAGCGTTCTTCGTCCCGAAGGATCGGCTGCTCGACATAGCGAACCTCAAGGAGGAATAGTGATGACCCACAACGCCCTCATCGTGAACATCGCCGAGCGGCGTGCTGCGATTCACGCGGGCCACGCCTCGTCGCGTCCCCTATCCGACGGCTACGAGAATGTCGGCCTTGCCGGCGAGGTGGCGTTCGGGATGTTCTGCGGCCAGTGCCCCGACTTCTCGGAGCGTCCCGGCGGTGACAAGGGAATCGACTTCGTCGTGCCGTTGCTATACACGGTTGACGTAAAGACGGCGCGCAATGCTGGCAACCTGATTCACGAGGCCGGGAAGAAGATGCCAGCCGACATCTACGTCCTAGCCGAGTACGGCGAAGACGGCGCTGCGTCTCTTGTCGGATGGGAGTGGCGGCAGAGGCTCATGGCGGCGCCGACAAAGGACTTCGGCTACGGGATCGTGAACCACTACATCCAACGAACTGCGCTGCGGCCGATGGGCGATATGGCGCGGCGGATTTGGAAGGCGCATTCTTGATGGGCTCCTTCACGATAGCGAAACTCAAGGAGGACGAGCGATGAACGACACCACCATGCAGACGTTCTCCGGAAGGATGATCGACCTTCGTGGGTTCGCAGCGAGAGATGTGTCGATCGACGACATAGCCCACTCCCTTTCGATCGTCAATCGCTTCACCGGCCACAGCAAGGTGCCGTATTCGGTGGCGCAGCACAGCGTCATGGTGAGCCGTCTCGTGCGCCCCGAGCATGCGATGTGGGGCTTGCTGCACGACGCAAGCGAGGCGTATCTGGGGGATGTTGCCCGGCCCCTGAAGGCGATGCTGCCGGAGTACAAGGAGCTTGAGCAGCACGTGCAGCAGGAGATCGCCAAAGCCTTCTATCTCTGCTGGCCCATCCCCGACGAGGTGAAGCTGGCAGACAACCGCGCGCTCATGGCAGAGAAGCGCGACCTCATCCCATGCGATCACGACTGGGGGATTGACGTACAGCCGATGAGCGGACCTGTCAGTGCGCTGCGTTGGCACCAAGCAAAGATGTTGTTCCTGAACCGCTACAAGGAGTTGGAGTGATGATTAAGTTCACTGAGGAAAAAGCCGTGAAGTATTCGAGTGGCGCTGTGCGGTCGAGCGATGCGGAGGCAACGCGCTACGACCTGATTACCCCGATCGGACTGGCGGCTGTGGCGGCGGCGTGCGCCGAAGGTGCGGCCAAGTACGGCGACTACAACTGGGAGAAGGGCATGCCTGCGAACGACATGCTGAACCACGCGATCCGCCACCTGTACCTGTTTCTCGGGGGCGACCGCGCTGAGGATCATCTTGGACACGCTGCGTGGAACGTCATGGCGGCGATCCACTCTCTTGAGGTCTGGCCGGAACTCAACGAGGGAACCCTTAGGTCCGGCTTTTACGAGGCACCGAGACAATAATGATCGCCGTCGCCGTAATGGACTACGACGACGAGAACATCATCGAGGAGTGCGAAGCTGGCTGGAGGAGGTTTTGTGCAGAGGTTCTCGTTAGAACGCACTATCACCTGCGGGAGTTGTGCGCCCGGCACCGCCGATTGGGGGTGGCGCAGATGTGTCCGTCGAACCGGAAGGAGTGGGAAATCCTCCGGAGGCAGGTGGCCGCGTACAGGTGGGTGTTCGAGGGAACGGGAGGCGACTTCTCATTCGCCCAGACCTGCCTGGATTTGGGCCGCGACCCTCACCTAGTGCGGCAGAAGCTGCTGTCTCTGTGTCGCCCGGAGCGGGACATAAATCTGTTGGTGGACTGGGTCCGTCGGCAGGAGGCGAGGCAGCATGGCAACCGTCGCGCAAAAGGTAAAGCAACTGGTCGAGTGGGCGCCAGCATTGTCGCTGCTGTCCGAGATTTCCGCCGCCAGCACGGCGAAAGAGAGGGTCGACGGGGCGCTCAAACTCATGCGGTTTGTCGCTACCAAAACCCAGACCCCAATCGACGATGAGTTGCTGGAGCGGCTGGAGGCCGTGCTGCTTAGCTCGCAGGGCCAGGAGCTTTTCCAGTACATCGTGACGCTGGTGACGGCAATCTCTTTCTCGGAGATTGACGAATGACGATTGCTGTCCTGGCCCTTGTCGCGATTGGATCGGCTGGCGTTGCCTTTGCGTGGCCGTACATTCCGGCAGCGGCGATCCCGTCGGGCCTGTCTGCCAAGACGAGGGCCGACTGGGTGAATCGCCTGTTTGGGCTGGCCTCCGACGCGGAGGTGGCTGGCGAGCATGCGGTTGCGTCGGCATCGAGGTCGCTGATTGCGGCGCTGGTGGCAGAGCGGGAGCCTGCGAAGAAGGGGCGATAGCATGGGCATCGTGCGCAAAGCCGTGATCGCCGCCGGGCTGGCCGTGTCGCTGGCCTGCGGCGTTGTCTACTTGGAGCGAGCCGGTCGACCGGCCGTTGCTCCGGCGGTCGATCCGTCTGGGATTCTGGCTGGCGTGACTCCTGCCGATGCCTCACTGATTCGCGACTTCTACGCTGCGATGGCAGACATCGTAGTTCGTGATGGGTTGCAGGCTACTCCGCTCTGCAAGACTACGTTCGAGCTTTGCAACCGGCACCGGCAGGCTCTGGCGACGGCGTTTGCCAACACCGGGCTGGCAGGCAAGTACGCAGGTCTTGGCGACCGCCTGGACGCCTATCTGCTCAAGGCGATTGGCGACACCGATGTGCCGCTGACTACAGAGAGTCGGGCTGCGGCGTCGAAGGCGTTCGCTGCCGTGAGGTAGGCGGGGAGTCATGAGCGAAACGTACTCCCCAGAAGAGATTGTCCGGCTCTACGAAGAGGGCTTCGCGGGTTCCATCTGTGACCCGGAGGACACGGCCCGTCTTGTCGCCAGCCTGCCGATGCCGTTCTTCGGCAACACCCTGCATAGCTCGGGCGCTGGCAAGCTCAGCCTCCCGTTCAAAGCGGTCGTGGCGTTCGAGGAGGCGACCGGCAGGAAGCCTTACGACGAGGCGCAGACCACAGGCGACTGCGTGTCCCATGCAGTTCGCAATGCCGTCGACCTTGCGAGGGCGAACGACCCCGACCTGCATACGACAGAGGACTGGGTGGACCGCACGGCCACCGAGCCGCTGTACGGCGCGCGCGGCCACTCCGGGCAGGGCGCAGTGTGTTCGGAGATCGTGCGGTGGGCGCATCGCACCGGCGGCTGCATGCTGCGGAAGAAGTACGACGATCTAGGCGTCGACCTGACGAAGTACAGCGCGAACATCGGCATCAGGTGGGGCGGTCGTGGCGTGCCGGAGAACGTCACTGCGGCTGCGGCGAAGCACCGCGTCGGCACGATCAGCTTGATTCAGTCGTGGCAGCAGGCGCGTGATGCGCTGGCGAATGGGTATGGCGTGCTGGCGTGCTCGAGCGTTGGCTTCAAGCATGTTCGCTCGGACGAGGGCGTGGCCGTGCCTTCTGGGTCGTGGGGCCACGCGATGGCGTGGATCGCGGTTGACGATACTCGTCCCGGCGACTGCCGCTTCTGCATCCAGAATAGCTGGGGCTACTCGTGGATAACCGGCCCTAAGGTTCACGGCCAGCCAGAGGGGTCGTTCTGGGTCACGCAGGATGTGGCGCAGCGCATCATCGCCCACAACGGAACGTGGGCCGTCAGCAATGTCGACGGCTTCCCTCGTCGCAAGCTCAAGGACTGGGGCGCGAAGGAGGTGCTTGGGTGAAGCTGTCCGTTGCGACCGTCGCCGTGTGGTTCGCGTTCGCCCATCCGCATGGCGCGCCGACGCCAGCCCCCGCTCCGCAGAAGTGCTGCGGCGAGTGCGGCGGCACTGGCATGGTGTGGTCTGGAGACAGGCTGCTTCGGTTCCCGTGCCCGTGTCCGGCAACCTGTCCGTGCGCCAAGAACCGCCCGAAGATGACCCTTTCGGGTACATGCGCTGGAGGCAAGTGCCATGTCCACTGAAGAACTCAAAGACTACGTCAGGAGCCGCATGCCAGTGCGCGCTCGCATGCTGGGACAAGACGGGCTCGGCGGGCTGGTAGATGATGCTATAGCCGAGTGGCCCATCTCTCCGCTCATGGAGTGCGTCCACGACACGCCGATGGAGCGCAAGGTGCTTGGCGGAATTGCTGAGCGTGTTCGCGCCCGTCGAGAGCGCTATGGGTTTGTCTGGTCACTGCTGCTGGCGTCTGCCCTGTCAGCCGTGATCCGACTCGTGCTGGAATGGTGGCTATCCAGACCGGCCAATCGGGTGAAGCTGGCTGGGTGGCAGTGCGCAATGAGAGGCGAGCCGTGAGCAGCGTAGAGGTATACGAGACGGCGCTCCGCATGGTGGAGCGGTACGGGTTTGGGCTGATCCTGGCGACAGCGGTGCTGTGGTTCGTCCGGACAGACCTTGTGCTGCCGATGGTCGAGTCACACCAAGAGTTCTTGATTGAGATGTCGAAGACACAGAGGGAGATTACTGCTGCGATTCGGGAGCAGACGCAACTCCTGTATGCCTTGCAGCCGAAGGTCACGGCGACCGGGACGGACTCCGGGCGCGGCGTGAACTGACCTTACGTCTACCACTGTAAAGCCATAGCGAGTAGCGCACTATGCCAATGAACCCCAGGCTTCTCAGGCCGTCGAAAAAGCCGATCGCCGCGCCTTCGGCTCCTGTGCTTTTGACTGAGTCCGGTGCGGCCATCGCCACTGAATCGGGCGACAAGATCAGAACGGAGCAGAACTAATGACAGAGGTGAAGATCAGCGAACTGTCTGCGGCTTCGGCCGTCACGCCCGATGACCTGTTCGTTATTGTTGACGACCCCACTGGCTCGCCTGTCACCAAGAAGGTGTCGGCCTCACTGCTGCGGAACCCGCACGTTGTTGCTATCGCCTACGCCGCCACGCTCAGCACGGACGCCGCGTCTGGCGACATCTTCGACATCACGCTAACCGACAACTGCACGCTCGCCAATCCGACGAACCCGGTGGATGGCAAGACTCTCCGGTGGCGGATCACGCAGGACGGCACTGGTGGCCGGTCGGTGACGCTGGACTCGGCATTCAATCTGCCTGCGTCTGCGACCTCGCCGCTGCCGTTCAGCACGACGGCAGGCAAGACGGACATCCTCGCCGCGACGTATCACGCGGGGCGGGACAAGTGGGATGTGGTCGCCTTCGTACCGGGATACTAAATAGATGGCAACGCTGTACTACAACAACGCGACGGGTGACGGGAACTGGGCGAATGTCCTTGCGGCTGCGACCGGCTATTTCACTTTCTCCGGCCAGCCCAGCGACGGCACCACTATCGTTATCGGAAGCACTGCCTTTGAGTTTGATAGCGACAGTTCCACGAGCTATGTCGCCGTTCCTATTGGGGCTGACCTAGCGGAGTCGCTCGCCAATCTGAAGTCGGTTATTGAGGCCAATGTCGCTGTGACCGCGACGATTGACGGCGCGACGTTCAACTTGGTCGCAAACGCTGCTGGCGCAGCGGGGAACCTCCTTTTGTCTTGCAGCCCTGATGTCGCCGCATCGTCCTCGTACATGACCGGCGGCTCCGATGGGAACTGGTGGACGGACGAGGCTTGCACAATCCCGGCGACGAGCCTGCCGACGAGCAGCGACAGCGTAGTGGTGACAGGGTCGCTCTCGCAAAACACCAGCGGCAGCGAGCCGACGGTGGTGGACTTCACGATGAGTGGCGGGAACTGGTCTATCGCCATCACTGTGACCGGCACGGCGACGTTCAACGGCTCAACCTCTGCCGCGTACAATTACGGCACCATTACGGGCAACGTGACGTTCGACGGTGCGAATGCGTCGAACGACTATACGATTGGCGAGGGAACAGTTGTTGGCAACGCGACGTTCCAGAACGGGGCGAATAACCTCTCGCAGATCAACGGCAACGCGACGTTCCTGAGTGGTGCCGGGAATCAGCCTTACGGTAGGCGAATCACAGGTGACGCGACTTTTGTCGGGGCATACAACAACGGCATCGTCGAAGGCAACGCGACGTTTTCGTTTGGTGCGTACAACAGCCCATATGGTTCAGTGCAAGGCACGGCGACGTTCGGCGACGGTGGGCCGTACAACGCCGGAAGCGTGCAAACTGGCGTCTTCAATGACGGCTCTTCCAACGGACACTATTCGGACAACACCCTGTATGGCAACGTACAGGGTAACGCGACGTTCAACAACGCATGGAACTATTCGGGCGTTGTGTACGGCAACGCGACGTTCAACGGATATTCTGCGAACGGAGTGAACAGTTCGCAGTACAACCTTCCGAATACACGAGCCGAAGTGAACGGCACGGCGACGTTCAACGACTCGTCGAAGAATGAATACTGGTCAAAGATCGGCGGCACGGCGACGTTCAACGATCAGTCGTCGAACTGGGCTAGTTCGGCGGTTTATGCTTCGTCTTCCTATATTCCTGCGTTCTACGGCCCGCTTGTGTTCAATGACGACTCGTACAATCAGTCGCCGTATATGCAGGACTGGCCGAGTCCAGGCTACACGATCACGTTCAATGACAACGCCCAGAATCGCGGTGGGTTCTATTACGCGAGTTCAGGTGCGTACCAGCCAAACCCTCCGACGCTTGCGTTCAATCCATCTCGCGGCATCAACGGATCATCCATCCTTGGAGTAGTGTGACCATGCAACTCAATCCCCCTGTCACCGTGCAGCCTGACTCGTACACCCGCCCCAAGACCGGCGAGGTGCGGCACATCGCTCCGCTCACCGTGCCTCATCTGGATGTCACCGTGACCGACAACCCCATGCGGAAGTCCTGCATGGCGAGCCTCCAGTTTCCGTTTGACCGGGCTTCGCTGGTTCTCTGGGAAGGCGAGAAGTACGACGCTGCTGGCGACTACACGCAGGCGCAGGTCGATGCGAGGGTGCTGGAGTTGCTCGGCCCGGATGTCGCGGCTGGCCTGAAGGGTCTGCTTCGCTGACAGCTCTACACCCACAGTGTTCAGCCGAGTGATGTAGCGTCACGGCGAGCGTTGCGCTCCGTTGACGACGCGGTACAATGAGGCCAGCAAACCGGCGATGCTGCGGACTGGGGAACCCGGCGAGCAGCACACTTTCGTCGGTCTTTGTTGCCACCCTGCGGTCTGCTGAAAGGTTACGCGCCGCGTTTCTCCGGGCTTCATGCTCTTAGGCAGCGCGGGGTGGCACTACTTCGACTAGGTAAGGCGTTCGCGATTCGCGAATCCCGAGACGTACCGAAAAAGATACAGAAAACGGGCGGCGCGAGGTGAGGGAGCAACGCCTGGAGATCGCTGGACTCAGGGAGGAGCGGGCTGCCCTGCTCAGGGCAGACCGCCCCTTTGATTCGGCAGCCGCCGATATACCGGCGGTATAGGCTCGTAAGCTGCGATAAAGCGGAAGAAAGACACGCCAAGGTTTCTTACACATGACCATGCCAGACGAGAGAACCAGGGCCGTGATCTACGCGAGGACGTTCCTCCAGAGGCTGAGTAGCTACCACTTGGGCGGCTACAAGGGCATCCGCCGCGACATCCGCGAGGAAGCCCGACGCATCCTTCGCCACTATCCTGCGTGGTTCGACCTGGGGCGGGCCGACGCCTTCGATGCCCAGGCCGCGATGCGGTACGGCGAG